TCATCGTCCGCACTCCGGCGGGAACGCGGCAGAAAGAACGCCGTCAGAGATCGCGTCAGCTTCGGGGCAGCCGAATCCAGCCTCTTCTAGCTCCGTTCGAGTCGCCTCCCGCAGGCGCCCTCTTATGGAGTGGATGGGGAGGTAGCGTTCGGTTTCCCATTTCGGAGAGTCGTCGAACGCTCGCGCGGTCTTGGCATCGATCTCGCTGCCGTCGTCCACGAAGAAGCCGTAGCCATCCTGCACCTGCGAGATGCGGCGACCCTGAGCCTCCGGCCACTCCCCTGTGTTCTTATCGTGGTCAGGCATAGAGCACTTCCGAAATCTCGCCCTCAAGACGGTCGGCAGCAGCACCGAAGGCCACGGCGCATCCTCGCTCGAAGTCGTTCTTGCCTTCGCCGCGCTTCTTCGCTTCCGCCGCGTAGTGCTTCTGGTCGGTGCGGAGGTCGTCGGCTATCTCCCGCAGCCGTGCAGCTTGCTCCTCGTTAGTGACCATGCTCTTTCTCCTTCTCGACTTCTTCTGCCAGCTTGTAGAGGCGTTGATCCGCTACGTCCACGGGGTCGAAGGTGCTGCGGTGTTCGAGGATTCCTTCCAGTAGGCGGTCACGCTGTTGCTCTGCGGCCTCGCGAAGCCGAACCTGCCGGTCCATCGCGTCAGCAGAGACCCATTCCTCTCCGTCGAAGTCACGAACGCCCATCACTCCTCCCTTCCTTCAGAGGTAGGGGTGGTGGCCGTGGCGTAGCTGTAGACCTTCGGCTCCGGGTAGGGATCGCCGGGGTGCGGGTCGCGTCCCGATCCGCCGCACCGCCAGCATGGGATCGTCGCCACTCCGAAGAAGCCGGTGAGTCCCAGGCCCTTGCAGGAGATACAGGTGAAACCGATCCGTTCGGGGGTCATCTAGTTCGCCCCCCTGTCGAGGAGGGCACCGAGAGTAAGGCGCGCGCGGTTGCGCCAAAGCTCGCGGCTGGGCGGTTGATACTCATCGTCCCAATGAGGCGCTAACGGCTTCGGACGTGCCGCCTCGTACATGCGTTCAGCCAGGATCTCGGCCGCCTCGTCGCTTCGAAGCCACTCCCGTAGCCCCCCTGCCGTAGAGGAAGGCTCGGAGGACTGGGTGGCCTCGGGGGGTGCCGGAAAAGCAGCAGCGAGGATAGTGTGGATGCGGTCGCGGGCCGACGATTTCCACGACTCCTGCACGCCCGGTTTCTTGGCAAGCTGGGCGTAGCGGGAACGCTGCCGGGCTTCCATGTTCTCGCGGCTGGGAATCGGCTCCCAGTGGCCGTACAACTCACCGATGCACTCGGCTTCAGCTACGGCGTCGATCACCTGCTCGCTCGCCAGGAGCACCCGGACGGCCTTCTCGAAATCTCGGAACTGAGCGCCTAACTCCGGGGCCGCACCCGTGTCCTCGGAGGGTGCCGGGCGCGGGTCGTCGGCAGGTACGTAGAACCGCCGTTCGTAATCGGCCAAGGCATCGGGGTAACGCCCGGCGGTGACGACCTTCCCGGCCGGACCAACCCGCTTGTAGAGGGGGATTGCGGCGGGCCAATGCTCCGGGACCGTCGGGGCGCCCTCCCATTCCACGTGCTGGGCGATCTCGGCTTCGGCCGCACTCCCCTCCCCCTGATCGAAGGAGGGCTTCTCTCCCGGGACAGCTTCGAGCGCGAGGACGAGGTAGCCGGCTGCGATGTGCCAGTCGCCGTTGCCAAGGATGTAGGTGATCCGGCGCCGACAGGAGCGGCCCGTGTAGCCCTCGGTCTCTGGCTGGCGATGCTCAAGGGACGCGTCATACTCGCGCAGCAGGATCGTCTGGCCGACTTCGAAATCGCGGTCCTCGATGCTGCGGATCTCGAACGTCTTCCGGCCGCTTCGCACCTCCTCGAAGTACGGCGGCCAGCACTTCAACTCGTGGTCGGGCTCCTCGGAGCCGCCTTTGAAGGAGGGCTTCTCTCCTGTGTGCAGCTTTTCCGCGATCGCGTCAGCGAGGGCCGGGAGCGCAGCTTCGATGATGGACTCGTGGTCGCCGCGATAGCGCTCCTTCTCGCCGTCACCCATGCCCTGCGCGTCCATCGCCGCTTCGACAGCTATGTCCCGCGCCCAGACGCCCCGTAGCCAATCGGTGACTTTCGAGCCTTCCAAATCGTCGGCTACCTCTTCCTCGACCCGTACCTCGGTGTCTCTCTCTTGCTTGGGTGTTTCTAGGGCGGCGAGGATCTCACGGACGTGGTTGGCTGCGTTCCGGGCCGTGTCGCGGACGGTCGTGTAGAAGTCCTTGACCTCGTCGTCTTTCGCTTTCTTCGCGGCCAGATCATTGCCAGCGGCCCAACCCTCGAACTCCTTGGCGGTCTCGACCAGCGCCGTCGTCGCCTCCTCCAACCTCTGCTTGGCAGACTCGGCGCGCTCGGCAGCTTTGAGGCGAGCGACGGAAAGCTGGTCGCCTACTTTCTTCTCTTCGGCCAGCTCCCCCTCCAACTCCTCGATGCGCTGTTTGTCGACGGCGGTGAGGATCGGGGCGGCGGCCTTGAGAGCTTTCCGCATCGTCGCTCGAGCGTGGCCGCCATACTTCAGCGGCGCGTTGTGGCGATGGATGCTGGTGAACACCCGCGTTGCCTTCTCGGTCGCCTCGGCCCACATCTCTTCCTCTGCCGGCTGTAGCTGGTCGCTCATCGGTTTGCCTCCTCTTCGGCCGGGTCCAGTTCGAGGAACCCTTCGGCGTCCCGGAGTGAGGCATTGACGAGGTCGGCACCTTCACGCTCGTAGGCATCCATCACCCCACCCGCAAGGGCGCCCGCCGCCTCCCGGTCAGCGCGTCCATGAATCGGTCGCTGGTCAACTGCTCCTCGGTGAAGCGCGCGGGTGCCTCGGCATCGTCTCCGAAGGCGGCGTCGAGGGCTGCGGAAAGAGCTTCGACGGTGTGCTCGTAGCTGTGGTTGACGACGTTGCCGGAGCGGAGAAGCGAACCGTTGAAGGCCTCCGCTGCCGCAGGCGTCCTCAGTTTCTTCTTCGCCTGCTCCCTGGTGAGGCGGGAGTCTCGGTCGGATGGGTCATGGCCGATAAGGCTCGGGAGGTCCGGCTCCGTTTCGCGGAGGATGAAGTCGCGGAGTGCCGATGGGATCTCGGCGTCGGATTCGGCGGCTGCGCGGATGCGGGCGAGCGTGGCTTTCAGTGCTTCCCGCTGCTCGGTCACCCCGTCGGCGTCCTTGACTTCCCGCTCCAAGGCGCTCGCCGCTTGCCGCAGGGCGGTGGCGTCGTCGTGGAGACTGCCGTTCCGCACCATTGCTTCGCTCAGGCGGCGCGGGTCGCGAGGCATCGCATCCCGCTCGGCCTGGTCGAGATCTGCCGCCCATTTCACAGTCGTGTCGGCTATCTCTCGCAACCGCGCGACCAGCCGCTCCGTCCCCTCCTCGCCTTCAGAGGGGGGCTTGCAGTCGGGGGCGGGATCGCTGATCGGCGGGCCGAAGTCGCAGTTGACATCGGGGCGGCCGGGCGCCTCGCAGTCGATGCAGCCGGGACAGTTGCGCCAACCCGGTTGTAGGCCCGGCTCCAGAGCGGGCGTCGCGATCAAGCCGCTCCCCCCACACCGCTGCTCACCCTCCAGGGGCTTGCAGTCGGGGCAGGGAGCACCGACGACGGGGTTGTCGCGGTCCTGCACGGTGCCGTGGTTCTCGCACTTCTCGCACGGCTCCTCCATGGCATCTAGGGGGAGGGAGGCGAGGGCGTCTCTGAGCGTCTTGGCTTTGTTCCTGAAAAGGGCCTCCCCGATTGCGGAGTGCTGGCCGCTGTCGGCGTAACTCTCGTATTTCTCAGCTTCCCGACTCAGCACCCCCAGGACCTTCTCCCGCTCTTCGTTACGGATGGCCTCAAGGGCGGCGAGGTGGTCCTTCTCCCACACGACGTTGAGGGTTTCGGGGCCGGGGAACTCGTCGCCGCGCCAGAACTCGGGGCCGCTGAAAGTGCCGTTCGGCCAGAGCGTCCACTTCTGTACCTCGATACCTACCGTTGCCTTGGAGTTCTCCTGTTTGGGGTCAGGCTGCATCGGTGTTGTCCTCCAAAGCGTCGTCGGTGCGTTTCTCGTAGGTGCAGACGCCGCAGAGGATCGTCCCGTCCGGATTCACTTCACCGTCGTAGCCCTCCACTTCGTCGCGCGCTTCTTTCTCGGAATTGAAGAGGGTCCAACCCCCCGAGTCGTTCTCCGGGAACGGCTCACCGCACTCGTCGCAGACGACCTTGAAGTACGTCCCTTGCTCAATTGCCATCATCGTCGCCCTCCTCGGGGTCCTTGGTGGTGGAGTGGAGGCAGTGCCAAGGATCCGGGCGGTCGGTGCACGGTGGTTCGGGGACATCCCCCGAGCCGCAGGAGGGACACCGGCTGCGAGTGGCCAGGAAGGAGGCGTCGCCGGTGTGCTCGACGAGAGAGCGGCGGAGAGCGTCCCTTGCCTCGTCCGTGGCGGGATCGTCGATGTCCGCTACCAGACCGATCGCGCCCTTGCGGCTCAGCGTGACCAGCACCTGCTCTTGTGCCTCACCCTCTACGGGGGCGGGGCAGGCGTTTCGCAGCTCGACCTTCAGGCGCTCGGCCATCTCGTGGGCGATGTTCAGGTTCTGCTCGGTGCGGGCGGTCTTGACGGGCGAAAGCTGAACAGCCAGTTGACGCGCCGCCTCGTACCAGCGCTGCCTGTCCCCCTCCGCCTCTATGGCTCGTCTCTCGGCAGCGGCGAGTTCAGCTTCGGCGTCATCGACCCGCTTGCCCAAGGTGTCCTTCTGGACCTGCATCTCGTCCAAGGCGGTGGCGGCGTCCTCGAAAGCGACCCACGGGCCGTTGTGCAACGTGTCGTCGCTGCGGATCTGCGCCGTCGAAAGCGCGGTCAACTCGGGTAGCTCCGGGGAGTTCATAAGGTCTCCTTGCTCTCGTCGCGGCATGGCACGTCCTTGAACCAGCAGACGCGCTCTCGGGGCCAGTGGATGTAGTGGTGCGCGCCGGACCTCACGTCGCTGTATTGGGCGACGACGAGAACGGAGTTGTCGGCGGTCCAGAAGACGTGCTTGACGTTCTCGTAGCGGACCTGCACGGTCGAGTCGTCGCGGTAGATCGTGACCTCACGCATCAGACGTGCCTCCTGGCTGCTGACTGGCGCCGACCGAGGCGTACTTGCGGGCCTCACCGATCGCGTGTTCCAGCTTGTGGCTCAGGCGCCCCCAGAACTCCTCCTGCTCGTCGTTCAACTCGACGTGGTAACGGATCGACTGGCCGGTCGCCTCGCGACGGAGCGCCTCCATCTCCACGACCGTGAACTCGACCATCGCTCTCGGCTCCGAGGACTCCACCACCCCGGTGCCCCCTTGGTCATCGGAATGCGTGCTCACCGTGCAGCCTCCGCCATGGTCGCCAGCGCTTCGGCGTGGCATGCCTTCGCGACGAGACGGGTCACGGTCTCGGCGTCTTCTCGGTTACGGAAGAGCACGCCGTCGCTGCGCCAGGAGGTCCCGCCCTTAAGCGACCGGCTCTTGACCCGGTACCCGCCTCGCGAACCGAAACGTTCCTCCTCCACAACTGCGTAATCGCTCGTCTCGTAGTCGCTGCTCATCTCTACTTCGCCTCCCTCAGGTCCGTGCCAGTCCCGCCGCAAGTCGGGCAGACGACGAAGTGGTAGCCGTCCGTGGAGTGCTTCTGCTCCTCGGCCATGCGCCACGCAACTACTAGAGCGAAGTCGGACTCGCGTTCAGGACGACACTGTCCCGACTCGATCTCGATCTCGTCCGGCATGAAGACCGGCACGCGGCCGAGTCCTTCGCATTGACCAGGGCAGACCGTTTCCGGGTCAGGTCGCTCCACCCCGAGCGCGTCGTAACGGTCGGTCGTTTCGATCTTGGTGCTCATTAAGTCGCCTCCCTCATTGCGGGGTTGGATCTGGTTCTTGTCTTTGAAGGTCATCTAGGCCGCCTCCCGTCCCGTCGTCTCTGGGTCGACACTGGATGACCTCGATTGGGGCCGTAGGACGAGAGTGAGTGCTTCCATGACGGGGGCGGAGCGGCGGGCCTTGTCGCGGTACATCGAGCGCCAAGCTGGGTGGATACGGCTCTCGTCGATTCCGTCTGCCGCTTCTTGGCCGCAGCGAGAGCAACGGATTCCTTCGTCACGCTTCAGGATCGGGTCAGCGTCGTAGTAGCCGCACGCCGGGCAGACATGGATCACGAAGGTGGAGCGCCGCTGCGGCGCGTAGACGTGGCTCACGCCGCCATCTCCAGCATCGGAGAGATCCGCTTCAGGGCCAGTCCCATCGACCCCGCATCTAGAACCGCCTGAGCCTGCTCGGCAGCCGTCAGGTAGGGCAGGAGGTCGAATTCCTTGCGGTCGTAGGCAGAGTGGATACGGGGCGCCAGAGGGACGACACGGTCAGGCAGGACGAGAAGCGTCTTCGACCCCGGTGAGATCGGTTCGTCGTACTTGCGGCCGAGGATGTGGGCCAGTTCCGTTCCTGCCTCACCCGTGACCCGGCAGAGGTCGCCCTCCTCTTCCCGCTTGGCGTTGGCGAGGGTCCAGTCTCGGCGCGGCTCAGAGCGCTTCAGGGACTTGCGGTAGGGGTTGCGCCCGAGGCTCGCAGGGTGGCGCGCGATTTCCACCGAGGACGCGAGGACGAACCGGTTCCCGTGTTCCTTGCAGACCTCAGGCTTCTTCTCTCCCAAGCTGGTCGAGTAGCGGCACTGGCACTCTGGGGCGATCAGCTTGGTCACGCGCCCCACTCCTCGTCGCTGACCGGGTCGTCGTAGAGGCCGACCGTGGAGTCCTCGTCCATCGGCTTGTCGCACCCGAAGCACACGCAGCCGATCGGTGACTCGCCCGTCTCGTCGGGGACCGGCATCGGACCGTCGCAGCGACAGAACGTGCTCACGATCCCTCACCCCCTGCCTGCCTGAGTCGATCAGCGTCCTCACGGAGGGCGGCGATGAACTCGGACTTGGTGCTGGCGAGGAAGTCCCATGCATCGCCGAGCGTGATCTTGCGGTCGAACGCGTCCGCATAGCCGTCGAGATGCCCGATGACCGTGGCTAGGTCTGCTCGCAGGGTTTGCAACTCCTGCTTGGCGGCGATGCAGGCGCGCTGAACCTCAAGGCGGTGTTGTTCCTCTGCCGCAATCTCTGACCGGAGGGTGACCAGCTGGTCTTCGAGAGAGTCAGCGCGGTCACGTTCTGCGGTGCGTCCGACGAAGTTCGCCTTGCACTCGGCTAGCGCGTCGGACAGGTCTTCGAGGGCTGAGTCGCGTTCGTGTTCGGCGTTACCGCCCTCGAAAGCGATCCGAGCCATCTTTGCTCGGAGGTTTTCCAGTTCCTTGACGCGGCGGGCAGCCTTCGGATTCTCTTCCTTCCATCCCGCGATCTGACGGCGAAGCTGGCCGTTCTCCTGACGCTGCCTGTAGACGCTCCGCTGGGTTTTCCGAAGCTCGTCCTCCAAGAAGTCGACGCGGGACTTTGCCTCGTCGTACATCGCGATCCAATCGCCGGTGATCGTCACTTCTTCCCCTTCGTCTTCTTGGAGTGGGCCTTGCCCGTGCGCCCGCTGATGAGGTTGTGGCGCGCCACGGACTCGGGACCCCACTTGAGGACCGATGCCGTACGCCGCCGCTTCCTGCGCGTGTGGCGCTTACGGGCCTTGGCACTCATCGGAGACCGTCCTTCTCGGCGCCACAGTTAGTGCAGCGAGCCGACCACCCGAAGCCCGATTCGAACCACACCCGGTGCCAGACGTGCCAGCCCTGACAAGCACACCACCGAAGCTCAAAGCCGGGAGGGCGTTTGTTGTACAGGCGTTCGACTGGCTCCCGGTGACCGTGAAAGAGGCTCATCCCTGCTCCTTCGAAGCCCAGTCCTCAAGGACTTTCCGAATCGGCTCCGCCATCTCACGGGCCAGTTTCCCGAGCGTCCCCAGCGTCGTTTCGCCGTAGTGCTCCATGCAGCCGACCTCGAAGTCGATGGCGGTAACGAACTCCCGAACCGAGTCGACGGGGATGACCTCGACCTCTTCGGCCTCGTGGCAATGCGTGATCCTGTTACCGCTCCGCTTGGTGACGACTCGGCAGCGCTGACCCTCGGTCAACTGACCACCATGCACCGGGCACCGCCATACCTTCATCGGCTCCGGTGGGGTGTTCATGCCGCGGCCTTCCGTGCGTGCCGTTCGACGGTGCGACGGGTGACGCCGACCATGGCGGCGATCTCACGGACGGTCCAGCCGAGCTCACGGAGCTTCGCTATCCGCTCCGACTTCTCCGGGGTGACCGGCTTCCATGGGCCCTTCTTCGCCCTCGGGTCCTCGCAATAGAACTCCTCGGGGACCTCTCCTAGGCAGACGTCGATGGAGCAGAGGAACTCGTCCACGTCGTGGACCCGGCTTCGGGTGCCCTCCTCCTTCCAGCGGCGGACCATTCTTTCGAAGCGGTCGTCCAGCCATTTGATGTCGGTGGTGTCGATCGCCCGGCGGTCGTGCTCGAGCCAGCTGAGTAGCTGGGCGCCGTTGATCCAGGCCGGCAGCTGGTCGCTCATGAACGTTGCTCCTTCGCCCAGCCGCGCTCAAGGAGGCCATCGCGGATCACCTGCACCGTGGCGGGCAGACCCTGTTTGCGCAGCCGGTAGCGGACGGCCTCGACGGCGTGGTGGCTCTCCCCCGGCATGTGCTCGGCTATCCACGCTTCGGACTGGAGGCGGTGTGGACTCGGCCCGACCTTCGAAGGGTCGACGCCCGCGGCGGCGAGGTCGCGCTTACGGCGAGAGCCGTTGGCGACTCGCTGTCGCCTCAGCTGCGGATCCACGCTCATCGGACTCCCCCCGGTTTCCGGGGGGCCGGGGGGGTGCTGTTGCTGTTGAAGGGAAGGGCCGGGACGGGGTTCAACCCCGTAGCTTCACCAAATGGTTCAACGGTTTGCCGAAGCAAGTGCTTCACGATTTGCCCCGCGATTTGCCTGAGGCGATGCCGCCTCGTTTGCCTGCCTCGGACCTGACGCGGCGTTTCTCCTCGACCTGCTCGCGGCTCGGATTGAAGTCGAGGTAGTCCGGGATGACCCAGCCTTTGCCGTTGCGCTCGAGGAAGTCGTGTTCCTCGAGCCGCTTGCAGATCCGAGAGGTCGTGATGAACCGGGCGGCGCTCTCCTTCACGTAGCCGTCCGTGAGGTTTTGACCGCAGTAGGAGAGCATCCGGGCGTAGGCGCCGGCGGCCTCGTTGCCGACGTCCTCCACCTTCGGATTCGACCAGAAGGAATCGTCCAGCTTCACCCATGGCATCTACGCGGCCCTCTCCGGCATCTCTGCCGTCTCTGGTCTAGGAGCGGGTACGGGCAGGGCCAGTTGGCGCGGAGCCTTCTTCGGCGGACGACGAGTCGAAGCGTCAGCTGGACGCTCCTTACCGATCGTGCCCATGACTCGGGACCAACCCTCGTATCCGACGTTTGGGTCGGGGATCACGAGTTCTCCTCCGCAGTCATGACGCGCACTCGCTCGAGGTCGAGGATGTGTCGCCCGGCGAGGTAGCCCACTTGGACCTGAACTCCGTCGCCGAGAGCGGACAGTCGGGACTTGACCAGCCCAGGGGAATACCCATCATCCACTCGACGAAGGAGGGGTGAAGGCGCAGGCCCGACGATCTCTTCCCATCGCTCGATGGCTGGTCGGTACTCGGCCCAGTCGACAACGACGCCCGCGCCGCCCACTTCTTCGAGAGCACCTGGAGGCTGGTGATCTCCTTCCGTGGGCCACCTTTCATCCGCTGCTTCATCGCGAGGTGCGCCTCGACGCTCTTGTTGTCGTCGTTGGCTACTGGCGTCGGCAGGAGCTTCACGCTCTCCTCGAGCATCCGGCCGCCTTCCCGGCTCGCCGAGCTCACCTCCGCCCCGCCGTTGGTCCTCGCCACCGGGGTCGGGAGCAACCTGACCAGATCGTTTGCCAGTTGGGACCCGTCGTCCACCTGGCGCGGCGTCTGCGTCCTCGGGTGGGCGGTCGGAGTGCCAAGCAACGGCGAAGACCCGGTCACGTCGGTGAGGGGCGCCGACGGCCGCAGCGGGAAGACAGTCCCAGACGACATCGAACCCGAGCGCGGCCAGGTCCCCGAGAACCTCTCCCCAGACGGCTCCGTCATGGAGGGCGAGAAGGTTCGCCACGTTCTCGATGAGGACGTATCGGGGTCGAAGCTCGCCAATGCTGCGCCGCATCTCGCGCCACAGAACGGTCTCGGGGTGGCCGAATCCCTCGAGCTTGCCGAGGGTCGAGGCGCCCTTGCAGGGGAAACCGCCGGCGATGACATCGACAGGTCGAGCAGAAGCTGCTCCGACGGCTCGGACATCGTCGAAGACGGGGACGCCGGGGAAGCGCTGTTCGAGGATCGATCGCCGCCAGGGGTCGACCTCGCAGAGCCACGCGTGCTCGAGACCGGCGAGGTGGAGGCCGTAGGCGAGCAGGCCGACTCCGTCGAACTCGCCGCCGACGGTGAGCGGTCGGTGGACATTCAAGCCGCCTCCCCCGTCTCCCAGTCGTCATCGAAGATCGCGTTCCTGGGTTTCGCCTTTGCCTCGTCCAGCTGGATCAATGAGTCGAGCGAGGGTCCGGGATCGGCGGCGACGGTAGGCGGAGAGGTCACCGCGTCGCGCTTGGTGACGGCGGGAGAGCCGACCCCGGACTCAGCGCCCGGATCGACGCCGACCGCAGGAGCGTCAACGCCAATCGAAAGCGCTCCCTCACCATCCCCATGGTGGTCGACGTCGACCCCGACGCTCTCGTTGTTCTCGCCCGACCGACCAGCTGCGTGACCGCTGTGCCCCAGAGATGAGCAGCTGGTCGATCCGACGAGCGGTGAAAGGTGTTCCTTGCCCTTCTGGGTGATGCGGTAGACCCAGTATTTGCCCGACTTGCGTGACGCTTTGGCCTCGGCGGACCACCGCTTGAAGCTGATCGCCTCCATGTAGCCGGCTCCTGCGAAGGCACCGATCTGAGCGCCGGGCAGGTTGCAGTGCTCATCGGGGACGCCGAGGATCGTGAAGTCGGCGGCGCTCAGGTAGCCGGTCGTGAAGAGGGTGCGACGGGCGAACTCCCTGACGATCAGGGTCCAGTCGCCCTTGTGCTCCTCCAGCAATCCACGGACCTCGTCAAGGACGTGCCCCTCAACGCGTTGAGGGAGCGTGTCGACGGACGCGGCGCGGTTCTCGGTGTGCCAGTCGTTCTTGCACTGTTCCGAGCAGTAGCGGGCGCTGTCGCGTTTCGCCTCGAAGGGCGTGTCGCAGTTGAGGCAGACCTTGGGGTAGCTCATTCTTCGCCCTCCCTACTCCGCCGGTAGCCGGCTGCCTCGAAGGCACGGTCGGTCTCGGCGTCGGCTGCCTCAGCTGCGGCGAGGAGCAGCAGCGCATAAGCGCGGGCGTCGTCGGCCAGGACGCTGCCCGGTTCGATCTCCATGTGGACGAAGGACGGGTACGGGGGTTCGGCGCGGCAGATGTCGACTTCGCCGTAGTGGAGGCCCGTGATGTCCTCGTGGTCGCGCCCCCAGATCGTCACGCCACCGCCTCCTCAGCCTCAGGACGCTCGACCACCCGGACGATGTCCGTGTAGTGGCAGTAGCGATACAGGTGAAGGATCGGATTCCGAGGCTCTATCGACACCGCTTTCGGGTTCTTCTTCTTGACCGTCGCCTCGAAGATGTCATCTCCGATTTCGACTTCGACCAGGTCTCCGGGCTGGATGCCGTTGGGGTGCATCAGCCGTTCCTCGCTGCCTGCACCGCTTCGAAGTCCTCGCGGTCGCCGCCCTTGTCGGGGTGCGTGGCGTTCAGCGCCGCGGTCTCTCCCCCGTGCTCCGCGATCAGTTCCCGGCCCCGCTGGGCCAGGTCCGGGTCGACTTCGCCGGCGCCCAGCTGCTTCCACCCGGAGTACTGCTCGCCGCGTTTGGTGATGCCGTAGCGGTCGACGCGCCTCAGCGACTCCAAGCCGAGCGCGATAGCCCGCAGGTTGTCGCCGTAGCGGTCGAAGGTGTCGGTCGCGTACTTGAGCGGGCCGAACTTCGACTCGAAGGCCAGGACCACGCCGGGGTGCTCAGGGGTGACGCCACTTCGAGGCCAGCCGTCGAGTCGGATCTGGTCCTCACGTAGCGCAAGCTGGATGACGATCGACCGGGCGCCGAGCTTGGAGAGCTCGCGGTCGAGCAGCTCGTAGGTCTGCGAAAGCGGGGCTCCGAACCGGGACCGCTGCGGGTAAGGGGTGCGCGGCCCGGGCCACGTGTCGATCGGGCGGAAGGTAGCCTGGATCATGCGGCCTTCCCCAACATCTCGTCGATGGTCGGGTGGGAGCAGATGACGGAGGCGCTGGAACCGGAGACGCCCCAGGACAGGGACTCGTACTCCTCCAGGGCGCGGTCCTCTTCGGCTGCGTCCTTGAAGGCCCATTCTCGAAGGGCACGCTCGGCGTCGTGGTCAACGTGGTCGCGGGTGTGGCGGAAGTCGCTCATCGGACCGTTGCCACCTCGTCGGCGTAGATCCGCACGCCGGGGATCTCCAGGTTGAACGGCCGGTCCTGCGCCTTCGAAAGCTGCTGCTCGGCTTTCACCGCGGCCTTGATCGACTTCTCGTTGACGGTCAGGTGCTCGGCCGGGACAGCCTTCGGGTCGGTGACCTCGAACTTCCACTTCACGTAGGAGCCGAGTGCTCCGTAGTCGCCGCGAAGGTTCTTGGGCTGGGCGACAGGGCGGGCGGTGGCGGTCGCTGCGGTGGCTGCCTGCTGGAAGGCGTCGGCAGCCTCCTGTTTCGCCTCGGGGGTTGCCTCCTCCGCAGCCTTTTCCGCGGCGGCCTGCGATGCGGCCGCTTTTTCTTCGGCCTCTTTGTCGAGCCGTTCCTGCTCTGCCTTGCGCTCGGCTTCGAGGCGCTCGCGCTCGGCCTTCGCGAACTGCAACCCCTTGCGCTTCAGCGCGGACTCGGCAGCGGCAATCGGGGAGAGAAGCTCTTTGTACTCCGCGTTGACGGCGGCGACGAACGCGCGTGGCTCGGCGGTCGTCTCCAGCTTGCGCTTCTCCGCTGCCCGGCGCGCGCCGTTCAGGACTTTGATCGCGTCGGCTGCGGCGCCTGCCTCGGAGCGGTCTTTGAAGGGCTCGGCTTTGGCGAACTGCCGGGCGTGGATCAGAGCGGCCTTGACCTCGCGCTCGTCTTCGAGGAACGAGTCGAGCTCACGGATGTTGACGGTCGACTCGTCAGGCATCGACTGTCGCCTCCTCTCCAAGAGCGAGGCCGCTCCAGTCGGGTTCGGGTAGGTCGGATTCGGGAAGGGGTTTGATGTCCGGCGTCTCCGCCGCGGCGTCCTGTTCCTGGCGCACTCGGTCGGCCTCGCTCGGCGCTGAGTCCTTCGGCGCGGCGTCCTCCTCAGGGTCGGTGCCGAACGGGATCCCGAGCAGTGAGGCGAGGAAGTACTTGGTCCCGCCGGTGATGGCCTTGTACGCCGCCTTGTCTCCCGGTTTGTCGAAGCCGGTCCCGACCCACGCCTTGGTGATGGTCTCTTCCGTCTTCGTGTCGCAGACTTCGAAGGTGAGGGAGACCTTGGCGATGGCGCCGGCCCTGCCGAAACGAAGCTCGACGTCCTCGACGGACGGGATGACGACGACGCCTTGCTTCTCCAACACCCGCGTTGCCTCGGCCATCACATCGGCGGCTCGGACGAATTTGAATCCGCCGTCGTCGCTGAGGCCATTCTTCTCGACTGCCTGCGCAGCTCTGCCGGCCAGGAACAGCTTGCGGCGGAGGGCTTTCTCAGGCTCGCTCACGCCGCACCGTCCATGTCCCGAAGCGCCTCACGCAGAGGACGAAGCTGGGTCCGGATCTCTTCGGCGTTGTTGCCGATCAAGCCGAGTACTGCTCCGGCGAGAGAGTCGTTGTCCACCGCGCCGGCGAGAAACGCCAGGCGGGTGCTTATGGCCGCGAGTTCACGTCCGATTGCGTCGACCTCGTCGTTCAGGTCCACGGCCGGGGTCTCGAGGACGGTCAGCTTCTCGAAGCCTGCTCTCTCTCGGCGCTTCTGCGAGATGTCGGTGACGACGGAGAAGGGGACGGTCGGGCGGGTCATCAGCTACGGCTCTCCTCAACCCGGGCGACCAGCCAGACCAGTTCCTTCGGGCGGCTGAAATGCAGGCGATCCATGGCCCGGCCTTCGCAGGCGATTCCGCCGCCCTGGTCGACCGAGACGTGGAAGCACTGGGGGCACCGAAGACCGGGCATGCGGACGAACTCGCGGATCGTGTTCGTCGCTCCGCAGCTGCACATCAGGCTGGCGTGGGGACCGACGTTGATGACCGGCGCGCGTTCGTACTCGGCGCCGCATTCCTCGCAGGCCCACATCTGCTCGTTGGCGGGGACCTCGGCCATCAGGCGGCCTCCCCCGGCAACGGCAAGCTGATGATTTCCTCATCGCCCGTCCACCCCTTGAAGCGGTACTCGTCCCGTTTACGGGTGGGTCGGTAGTAGGCCTGGCGACCCGGTACCTCGGTGCCATCGGGAAGCTGACCACCCATGTAGAGGCCACCGCTGCCGTTGATGTCGACCTCCACGCCCTCGTAGGGGCCGTCGATCAGCTTGACCTTCATCAGCGATCCAACTCCCGGACCAGCAGCAGGAGGAGGAAGCATGCGCAGCAGGCGATCTGCAGTCCACCGCAGACGGCGAAGAACGTCGCTTCGCTGCCGTGGGCCTTACTCAGGTCGAACGCTGCCCAGCCGGCCGACCAGAAGAGCATGCAGAAGTTGAACAGCCGCAGCATCAGCGCACCCCCATGTATCGAGCAGCGACATGTCCGGCCATCGCCCCGAGCAACAGGGCGGCAGCGACACAGATAAGGACGATCAGGAAGTAGCTCACCGCGGCGCACCCCGCTCTATGCCGCCGATGACACGGAGTGCTTCGCGGCGTTCACCCTCGGCACGGATCAACTCGCGCTCGGTCTCCGCCTGACGCTCGAAGCGGGCAAGCCGTTCAGCTGCTCGGCGCCTGCGATGGCGACCGCGCACCCGATCCACGAACACCGCAAGGGCGATGAAGAGACCGATGAAGATCGCCCACCCGTAGAGGATGTCGAGGACCAGCTGGGCGACCGCCTGAACGAGAGGCATCTAGCTCGCCTCCTGTTCGGCCAGCTGGATGGCTCGGCTGACCGTGTGCCAGGACCACCCCGGGTTGTGGTTGACGACGACGATCTTGGAACCGCAGAACGGGCAGAAGTTGATCTTCGGCAGGTCCGAGCAGCACCCGGTGTCAGACGACCGGCCGAGCCACACCCCGCCGCTGGCGGTCGCGACGAACCCATCGACCGACGCCTTGACGAGACCGATGCAGCAGAACTGCTCAAGCTCTTGACGGCTCACCGTGGAGCGCTCAGCTACCTCAGGCATGGCTCGGCTCCTACGGCAGTGGGCTCAGCTGGTTCCGTCGAGACGAGCGGAACGTCGATGCCTTCCTTAGCCTTCTCGTTGCGGATGGCCTCCTGGAATAGGGCGACTACCTCGGCGTGGGTGTGGTCATCGTTGAACTGGTAGAGATCAAAGCCATAGGCGGCGATCTCGAAGAGGACGTGATAAGCGGGAGAATCCTTCGGAAAGGCCTCTCCGCTCGCCTTGCAAATCGCACCCTCGGCGCAGAGCTTTGGCCCATCCCATCCGCTGCAACCCTTGGTCCAGTTCTCCTCGTCCTCGATCTCCGCCAGCGCCTTCTCCAACACCTCGTACGTCTTCACCTGTCGCTCCCTTTCGGTCGATCAGCTATCTGCACAGGGCGAAAGACAGGAAGGAAGAGACGCGGGGTCTCGTCGGCTTCTTCGATCGCCTTTCGAGCAAGGCGCATCGACAACCCGCGGTGTCCATCTTTCGATGCCGGGTCGAAGCTGAGTGGGTTGGGGCGGCTCATGCTGCGACCGCCGCTTTGCACAGAGCGTCTGCCTGAGCGCCAGGAAGCTGCTCATCGACACGGTCGAGCAGCGCCATCCGCGCCAGGGTGTCCCGGCTCGCGATGACCGCCTCGTGCTCGGGCGCGAACACGACGACCAGCTGGCCGCGCTCGTCGTAGGAGACATGTGGGGCGCCGCCGAACATCAGACTTTGGCCAGCGCCTTGAACGCGGCGCGCATGGAATCGCCCTTGGACTTGCCGGTGTCGAAGTGGATCTCTTCGGCCTTGCGGGCGATCTTGCCCGGGCTGGTTTTCGTCAGCTTGCGGGTGAGGTCGGTCCGGGAGAAGCCGCCGTTGCTCGACTTTTCCTCGATGATGTCGGCGAGGGTGCGCATGAACATCGCGCTCGTCGCTCGCTTGTCATCCGGCCATGCGTCCTTGACGACGGTCAGCAGCTGGACGACACCTTGCTCGCCGAGCGAATTGAGTGCGTAGTAGAGAGCGGCCGGCGCTTCGATGGTGCGGGCCGACGGCGACTGACCGATCGAGTAGCCACACGACTGTGCTGCCTTCTCGACGGCGAGAGCCGCAGCGTCTTTGGCGATGACCTTGCCCTGGTGTTTCTCCAAGGGCCGGAGTGCCTTGCGGAACTCGTTGATCTGAACGTAGATCGCCGCCTCGTCACGGAGCGCGGGGACGGTGAAGATGACCGCAGGTACCTCGCTTGGCGGCACCTCGGCCCCGAGCACGCCTCGAAGACGCTGCTGGCCATCGGCGCAGTAGAAGTTGTCCGGCTTGCCCTCTCGCTCGAAGAGAACCAGCGCGCCGAAGAACTCCCACTTCGGGTTGGAGGAGATCGCCGTGATCAGCGAGTTCTTCTCGGCTCGCTGGTAACGATGATCCACCACGACCCTGTGCGGATCGACCATCTGCAATTTGCCGTTGTACGGTTCCATCACCTCTCCTTAGAAGCTGAGTTTTGCCTTGTGACTGCGGGGCTCAAGATCGGCGCGGGCTGCCTGAAGGTCGGCCATGAGGGCGTCGATGCGCTCGACCCGTTTCTTGGCCTCCTTCCAATTCAGGTGGGAGAAGTCGAAGTTCTGTTTGCGCTGACCGCGCAGATAGCGGACGAGTGGCTCCGTCGCCTCCTGCCACTTGTCGCCCTTGCCGTAGCGGATCGTCGGCTGGTTCCGGCCGGAGGCGTCGGTCTTGGTCTCGAGGCCAACCGCGTATTCCTTGTGCGGCTTGCCGGAGACTTTCTCCTCGGCCTTCGTCAGGCTGATCTCTCCCGCCTTGACCCGTTCGGCGAGTGCGGGATCGGCCTCCTTGACCCGCTTCGCGCGACCGACACTTCGCGTAGAGGCGCCAGTCATCTCGGCCGCCTCGGCAGCCGCTCGTTTCGATCCCGCCGGGAGAACTTCTGTGCCGACCGGCACAGAAGTTTCTTCAAGGTCGCTGCGCCGCCCTTGGCGCTTACGCGCCTCCTCCTCTAGGTGCGGAAGAGCCTCCGCCGCCGTCATCGCGATCTGACTCGGCGTCAGGTGGCGCCGGTGAAGATTTTTGGAGATGACGTAGCCGACCGGATCGTCGCCGTCGAAGAGGCGGGTCGGCGCCTCGATGCCAAGCTGCCGAGAAGCCCGGTAACGATGACGGCCGTCGAGAATCTGGCCCTCGTAGATGACAAGAGGCTCGTCGCTGCGGAAACCTTCCGTTTCGAGACCGCGAACCAAATCCGAGAACTCGTGCTCGGTCATCGGCGGGATCAACTCCGCGAGCGGGTGGATCTCGTAGCTCACGACGAAGCCCCCTCGCCCTCGCGAACCTCGACGAAGGTCTTCGACTCCATGCGAGTGCGCTTGTGGCGCTCTCCCCTACGTCCGAGGCAAAAGCTCTGGCCGGGGTAGTTCTGCACCGCGACCTTGGAGACCATCCCGCAGGTGGGGCAGCAGGGAAGCTCGACCTTGAGAGGCGTGTAGGTCACGCCGCCGCTCCCTCGGTCTCGGAGTCGCGGCGGATAGGCTGCCGCGCATGGCAGAGGAAGAAGGCGACGAGGAGAAGCGCCAACCCGGTCCCACGGAGTACGCGCTTCGATGGGATCTCATACAGCTGACCACCGAGGCGGAAAAGCGGGAAGCGGAAGCGGCGGGCGACGGTGGCGTCCCCATCCCGGCGCTCGTCAATCTCCTGCTCGACCACGCCTTCCGGCAAGCGGCCGAGATCGATCGACTTCGAAGTGAGATGGAGAAGGACTGAGCCGTCCGGCTCGACGGTGAACGGCACGCCGGAGGCCGGTTCCAACTCCAGCATCTCGGCGAGGCGGCGTCGCCAGGTCATGCGGCCGTGGCCTCGCTGGTCTCGGAGTCGCGGTCCGCCTCGAAGGAGGCGAGCCGATCCCTCAGCGCGAAACGAATCTCGGCGGCAACGGTGCTTTCGCGAGCCTCTGCCATCGCCTCCACTCGGGCTTTAAGGTCCGGGGAGACGTCAGAGACGATCCGTTCAAGGTCGCGTTGCTTAACGGGCATAGTGCGACTATAGTGCACTCATAGTTCATGTCAAGTGCAATCTCACAAAGACACGATTTTCCGGCTAGTTTCGGTATCGCGGTGGCCGAGCAAGCAGGGATCAACGAGGCGCGCGGGCGCCGCATCGAAGCTCTGATGGACGAACAGGGCTGGGGTCCGTCGCACCTTTCGGAGGTGACGGGCGCCCACCGCAATCTGATCACCGGTTGGAAGGCTGGAAAACCGGTCAGCTCAGATCACATGGAACGACTGGCGGTGGCCCTGGAGACCACCCGCCGCTACATCGAGACCGGCGAAGGAGACTCGCACTACCCCCGCGGTCTCCCGCCGCTGCTACTCCTCAGGCAGATGGCCGAAGAGGCTCCTGAGGGGCCAGCCGCGCCAAAGTCCTAAGTTCCTCCCGTAGTTCCGACTTCTCGGGAAGCTGTTCGGACCAGAACTTCGCGAGCGACCCCAGCTCTTCCTGAGCTTGCCGCTCAAGGACAGCTACATCAACGTCGCGCGCTGTCTCCAATTTCCTCACCGCTGCACCTCGCATGGCGGCGCAAGGTAGACGCACCGACGGACACCTTCCCCGATCACTCCTGCCGCAATCACTACCCAGACACCCCCGTCCTCGCAAGTCATCAAATGCTGAGGGCGTGAATCTGTTGCACCAATCGATGGTAGTCAAGCCTTGACCGGTCGAGCGCGTAAGTGCCGGTTTAAATCCCGTTCCAGTAGATGCCTGGGACGGGGAAGATCATCGTCTCGGTGGCTACCGGGAATCCGGTAGACCCTTTGGCTATCCGGTTCTTACTCTCGCCCGCGATTGTTTTCAGATCTTCGAGGTAGGCCTCGGCGAGTTCGGCGGCAGCCTCAATCCCGGCGTCGTCAAGTTCCGTATGCATGCGCAGCAGCGACCGTTGAGGATGAGCATCCATCGTCCCGGTGTTTACCGCGCCAACCATGTCGTCGTGCATGCGGCGCAAGATCATGGCCGACGTCTCTTCTCGCTCGTTCAGCGTCTGGGAGCGCGCGTCCTCGATGCCGACCATCGGCATGGCGATCGCCTTCCAGAGATGCTGGATTCCACCGAGACGCCGGTCGGTTCCGACCATCTCGATGAACGGAACCGAGTTGAGCTTCGGCTTCTGTCCCGAGAGCCACCGGAAGTGATACATGACCGTATGGAGCTTCTCGCCTAGCTCTTCTGCGACTTCCTTCGGGCAGGCTTCCCGCGCCGTGAGGATCATCAGGATTTCGTGACGCAGAGAACAGGTCACCGCCTTCGCTCTGGCCTGCTCGCGCTCGAGCACTGCCCTTTGGGCTGGCGTCTCCGACTGGTCGAGGGACATTAGACCAGTGAAATCTACTCCTTTGTCGTCCGGCGGTGACACGACTCTGGGGGGGTCAGCAACCCCCGAGTTCGCGGAAGGAGGCGAGTCGCTTGAAGATCGGCGAGACGAAGTCCCAGGCCCCGCAGGCTCCATCGAAGGGCACCTGAACGGTAGCTTTCTTTCCTGCATAGGAGCTAATCCCTCCTTTGCCATGCCCCCGGCTGTTTGCGCAGCGCGGGGGCGCTTTTGTCTCGGTACTCGACTGATACTACAAACGCTCGACTTTTCCTGCGTTCAATATTGCCTGAACGTCCAAGGCTAATCCACCGCCCAAGAGCGCGACCCCGCCGCCGGTCCGCGACAGGCGATCACCGACGACGGGGTTTCTTGGGGGGCGGGGTGGCATACAGGGGGCCTGCGTCTGGAACTCTACGCTACGTAGAGCGAAACGAGCAAGTCCTGCCTAGCTTGGCCGGATGCTCGTCACCCTCGGTCTCGTCGCCCGCGAGGCCAGGGAAGCTGCTGGCCTGACGCAGGAGCGCATCGCCGCCGCAGCTGGAGTCTCCGATGCGGTGGTCTCGAACCTCGAGCTCGGTCGCCGGTTCCCGGAGCAGCTGGAAGCTGTCGTGCTCGCCTACGAAGCTGAGTGCGGACTTTCCGGCGGCGAGCTGTGGAAAAGAGCGGCGGCGAAACTGTAGGCGGGCTACGGTCGGTGCATGAGCAAATACAGCGAAGCCAAAGCGATGGAACGAGAGCTTGCCGATTTCCGGGCGGGAGCCTCGGAGAGAGGCGGCGCGATGGTCATGTTGCGCCGGGACGATGTGGAGGGCGTCGGCCTGGAGCCGCTTTTCATCGGTGCCCAGCGGCAGGAGGACGGGTTGATGGCGCTGAAGATCCTCGACCGGGATGACCTACGCCTGGAACTGCTCGCCTATGAGGACGACCTGAAGCGGATCATCGCGGAGCCGGTCGACATGTCGCAGCCTCCGCCGCTCGACTGAGCTTTGGAAGAGGGCTGCTGAGAAGCTCTAGTCCCTGAGTACTGCTCGTCCCTTGTCGGTAAGGGTGAAAGCGACGGGAGCGTCTCGCTGGTAGTTCCAGACGATCAGGCCCCAATTCATGACCTGCTCTCGCGGCTTACGTTCCGGGCGCGCCTCTCCGTCAATGACGTACCGCCCGCTGCCGTTCAAGCCGAAGCGCCCCTCGTCGACCGCTCGCAGAATCCTCACGTGCTCCCCCCTCAAGCTCGTCATGAGCTTGGCTCCGAGGAGTCGAGGTCGGTCGGCGCGACAGTGTCCTCCCGGTCCAACTTCTCCAGCTTGCGCTTGGTGTGCTCAAGCTCATTGGTCACCGAACTCAGCGCCGCGAGGGGTACGTAGGTTTCACTCAGGGTCTCGACCGCGCCCTCCGTGCCCGGCACAGGCCTTTGTGGCGCGAAGCGAAGGCGCTGGCTCTTGGGAGCCCGCATGAGCTTTACCGGCGGCCAAGAGCTGACGGCGCCTATAGATTGCTCTGAGGACATGGAAAGCTCGTACCTTTCTGTGTCTTAGGGGAGCGACCGCCGACCTTCCAAGTAGCCGGTCGCTCCCCGCTTTGAGTCCGCAATCCTATCCCCGGTTGCGGACTGACTGGAGATCAGCTATGCGACCATCCAGCCTGTGGAGCACCACTGCGAGGTCATCCCCGACCTGAACGTAAAGGGAATGTCTACCGCCCGATGCGTCTGCGGCTGGATGGGTGGCGACTCCACGCCCTCCGATGCCGAACGAGAAGCACGAGACCACGAAGCCGATCCAGAGCAACCGAAGCTAGACCCCTGGGACCCGACGAAGCACCCGACTCCGAACCGCTAGACGGCCCGGAGCAGAGACACGTACAGCCCCGCCGGGCGCCGCGATAACTTCGAAGCGTGTCGCTCTGGCAGTGCCTTGATTGCGAAGCTGTCCTTGATGGCGGTTCGGTCCCGCCGTCGATCTGCGTCTGCACCGCCACGCTCGGCGGCTGGCGATGGAAGGGCCCGTCCCCCGATCAGCTACGGCCGAAAGGGCAGAAGGGCTGCGCATGGGAGTGCCAAGGTTGCGGACAGACCTACGCCCAACGTCGGTGCCCCGCCTACTGCTCCAACTGCAATCACCGAAAGGGATACAAGCCGCGGTGGCGCGAACTGAAAGGAGCCAACGATCCCCGACGCAAGCGGATCGGCACGGTCACGCCTAGCAACCGTGAACTGGTTTTCGCGCGCGACGAATATCGCTGCGTCATCTGTGGCAACGATGACCGGAAAGCCCTGACGCTCGACCACATCCGGCCGAAATCGAAGGGCGGCGGGAACGACCTCAAGAACCTCCAGACCCTCTGCCGTGATTGCAACGGGCTCAAGGCCGATATCGTGCCACCGCCCGGCGAGACCTACCCGCCCCAACTGCTCGCTGCCTAGACCGTCCGTATCAGCCCTACGCGGGGACGGCTGCGCGCCTCCTCCAACAGCTCCCCCGTCCACGCGTGCAGCTTCTCTACGTCCTCGAGGTCAAGGAACTCGCCCCAGGTCTCTTCCTCGCCTACCTCGCTGACAAGGGTCAAGCTGGCCACGGCCCACTCGTCACATTCCCCCTTAACCGCACGCTCTCTCTCGTCGTCGAACCGAACCACGGTCCTGCCCTCTGAGGGTGGTTGGATCGTCAAGGTCTCCACGGTCATTCTCGTCCTCCTGCGCAGTAGGTCGATAGCTGGGGGGTCAACGTAGACCCAGCTGGTCCCCGAACGCAAACGAGGTGCCCCGAAGGACACCCCGTAGTGCGCAGAGCGGCTGGCAGGGAAGCTGGCCGCTAAGCCCGGCGCTCCAGAGCACGCGTAAGGTCGGCTGCCGCCTTGCCCATCCCGGCGCTCGAACGGACGAGCGCCTCTCCCGCTTCGCGAATCTGCTTCCCCCAGGCCATCATGCGGTTCATGAACTGGTCGACCGCGTCGGCCAACTCCTCGTCGCTCATCTTGTCGATGTCGCGGAACAAGCGCGGCTTCGCTTCCAATTCGTGCCGTAGCTTCTTGAGCGTCTGCGGGTCACGTTTGATCTTCATCTCGGGCTTCCCTTTCTAGACAGCGGCCCACCGGTCGCCCCGGCGGATCTGGAAAATCGTATTGACGGAAACGCCGTACTCGGCGGCGAGGGCTTCGGCTGAGGACGCACTTCGGCGGATCGCCTCGGCGTCAGCGGCGGAGAAGGAGGTAGATCGACCTCGGCGGACATTCTCCGCGTTCGTGACGGCCTCCAGGTGTGCCGGGTTGACGCAGGCGCGGTTGCGACAGAGATGATCAAGGACAAGGCCTCGCGGGATCGAGCCGTAGATCTGCTGGTAGTACCACCTATGCCCGCGAACGGTCCGGCCCCCGATCTTCTTGACGGGATACCCCTTCTCGGTCTTGGCCTTCAGCCACATCCAACAGCCGGTTGTCTCGTCGACCTCAAACTCGCTACGGTCGAATTGCATCGAAGCTCCTTTCTTCGGTGCCACGGCCCCGGGCGTTAGCGCGCCGCGGGGCCTCACTCGTCTCCGAGTAGTGGATTGCAGTCCGTCGACCGTAGCACCAGCTGAGGGCACGAAAAAAGGGGCCGCCACCCCGAAGGACGGCGACCCCTTTTGCGGTCAGACAGGGAGCAGGAGACCAACGCTACCCCATGACTTGCGAACCAGCTTGTCACCGAAGCTGGATCTCTCTCCAGTCGGGACACCTGGTCGAATGCGGCCACTGATCAGCTATCACCGGACACCTATGGGGGTATCGGGGGTGGTGGATTTGGGCTCCGAAGGAGAGGCAGAGGACGGCGGCGAGCAGGGCGAGGGTGGTTCGCATTCGGGTGCCTCCTGGGTCGGTGAGTCAGTCGCCGTCCAACTCGTCGCGAATCTGCTCCGCGACCCGGGCATACCCGGCGATGTCGACGAGGTTGTCCCGCTTGTGTCCGTGCGACTCCCGTGAGAGCTTCACCGCGATCATCAACAGTGGGAAGTGCTCGGGTTTGATGTCGCACCCGGTGACCGCGGATGCGATGGCAGCGAAGCGTTCAGCTTGCGGGAGTGCCGGTCCGTAGGCGTCCGCACGGTCGGCGCCCGTCAGACGGTCGGCCTCCCGTAGGACGTTCTCGCGGCTCATCGGTAGCTCAGCTTCTTGCCCCGGCGGACCTTCCCGCAGCGACGACAGACGACCTTCTCGCCACGCTTCAGCGGGATCGTCCAGAGGTGTTCCTGCTTGCCACAGTCCGGCTGGCTGCCGACAGCAGGACGACTCATCGGGTCACACCTCTCGCCAGACGCCGCGCTCGAGGTAGCCGTGCCAGTCGTGGCCGTGGTCTGCCGTGGTACTGAGGATCGACGGTGAGACGGTGATCGTCCCGTCCTCGTGCTCGGTGACCTCGTGCTTGCCGACTCGACCAACGTGCCCGGCTGGGTCGACGATCCACCACTCGGGCTTGCCTTCGACGTGCCGCCCGATCCAATAGCAACCGGGGATATAGCCGTCCTCGGTCGTGGCCTCTTCGAGGTTCTCGACGCGGCGGCCCTGCAAGGTGTCCCCCGCCGCCATCAGTCGGTGTCCTTCTCCGGGGCGTCCGCCAGGTCGTGGCCGGCCCGCTCGTAGTTCTCCCGAGCACCGGCCTCCGACTGAAATGCCTCAGAGCTCGCGTCGATGATCTCGTTGTTGCCAGCTTGGATCTTCCAGCGCCAGCCACCCTTTCTGTCGGGGTAGAACGTGGTGCGGTCTCCCTCGGCCATCGCTAGCCGCGCTTCAGCTTCGCCGTCGGCGTCACGGCCTGACGACCGATGAGCGAGAAGACGATCGGCAACACCGCGGCAATGACGGTTTCGACCGTGTCCGTGGTGAGCACGACGTTGAACACGGCGGCCAGCGCGACGAGCACACCGGAGATGGTGGCGACCGTCAGAACCGGCTCGACCTTGATCGGATTCATGGACTTCCTTTCTATGCAGCGCAGCGCCTATCGCCACGCAGGAGAGATGGGGCGGCTAGGCCCAGTTCGGCCGAGCGAAGATGCCCGCGTCGAATTCGGAGAGCGGCCGTTCCTTCAAGGCGACCTCTCCCCCGTTCGACTGCGAACCGTCCGAGGCGCTGGTGTTCCCCTCGATCGTCTTCGCCATCGTGTCGCCAGGCTTGACGTCGTCGCGCAGGGTCACGACGTGCTCGCCGCCCCACAGACAGCCGACGTCGCCCTTGCGACCGTTCGCCACCTTGACGGCGGTGAAGCCGTTGACACCGGCCAGAGCGTCAGCGGTGATGTAGGGCGCGTAGCCCATGCGGATCCGGTTCGGGATCTTCGCCCCGCCCAGGTGGACGACCACCCAACAGGCGAAGCAGCCGCACCAGTAGACCGGGCCCGTGTAGCCGCAGAAGCGGATGAACTCCGAGACGTGCCCGCCCCAATTGGAGCCGGACGGTTCCTCATGGTCCCCGACGTAGGCCATCGCCTTTTCGATCGCCACGGCGCCGGCGGTCTTCGCGTAGCGCTTGCGCAGCTTCTCGCGGTAGCCGGTTCGAGCTTTCCCGGCGACGACCTCAGCCACGGTGCGCTTGCGGCCGCGGATCAGCTTCTGCGCGCCTTCGGAGATGGTGCCCCGGCGGAACTTACGAAGCGTCGAGCCGACCGCGCCCATAGCCTTGGCTACCTCCCAGGCAGCCTTGAAGGTCGCTTTGCCGAGCTCGCCGTCGACCTCCACCTCGCGGTCGATCTTCAGGTGCTCGAACTGCTTGTTGATGCTCGACTGCAAGGCGCTGACATCCGCACCTTTCAGCTGGGGCGAGTGCAGCGACAGGGGTCGATGCACCGCTTTGGCGTGCGTCATTGAGCCCTCCTTCGGGCAGTGGTGATGCATGGAGCCGCACCTACTGGGCGGCGAGGATCAGACGGAGACGGGTGTTACGGTCAGCGAGATGGCGAAGCTGATTCCTTTGGTCGGTGGCCCGCGTGACGGCCAGTTGGTAGAGGACTTTGGGCCGGAATTCCGCGAACCGGTGCCAGCGTTGCCGGTCGTCAGGCTCTATGACCCAGGCGAGCCGATTGCACTTAGCGACCCAATCCGGCTACGGAGATACAAGAAGGAGCGCTGGTCCGGTGACATGGCCGAGCGCTACGTGCTTGTGACGGCAGACCTCGGCCAGTCGAGCTTCGATCCGGTCGATCCCGAGCACTGGCGCGGGTAGTCCACCAGCAACCAGTCGGTCTCCGGCCACTCCACCCGCTCGTCCTCTCCCCCGCCGCCGACCGTCTTCCACGCCTTCTCGATGCGATTGAAGGCGACGGCGATCATGCGGCTAATACGAGTTCTGGTTGACCGAGACGAGAGAGGGTGGTCTCGCAGTGCGCCTGGTCGACCTCAATGCCGATGGCTCGGCGTCCGAGGTTGCGAGCGGCGATCAGCGTGGTGCCGCTGCCCATGAAGGGATCGAGCACGGTGTCTCCCGGCTCAGTGAGCGCCAGGATCAGCCGTTCAAGGACGGGGAGCGGCTTCTCATTCGGGTGGTGACGCTTGTGGTACTGGCGGGGGTTGAGGTTCGGGGACGGGTCGGTCCACACGTCGCCCATGCGCACGTCGCCGGTTTCGTCGTCCTTGATCCGCTTGCCTTCACCGGGCATCTGGGTGGTGGTCGGGCGGCGAGGCTGCTTGAGCCGTCCCCAGTCGCCCTTGCCGAAGACGGCGATGTGCTCCGATTCGCGCCAGAGGCCGTGGACGTTGAAGCCACGGGTGCGGCCGTTGGTCGGGTTCCAGCAGATCCACTCGTCGGCGGGCTGCTCCACTGCGATACAGAGCGCCGACAGCGCCTCCGGCCAACCGAAGACCGCCAGCTTCCCCATCTCCAGTAGCTGCGCAGCGAGAGCCGGGGAGAAGGAGTCGTCGTCGCTCAGGTAGTAGCCGGAACCGTAGGGCGGGTCGGTTATCACGGCCGCGACCGAATCCAGGGGAAGAAACTCCCGACAGTCGCAATTCCAGATTGAGACGCCGTCCTCGTCGAAAAACGCACTCATTCGTGACAGAGCAGCTTCGCCAGCTGGCAGGTCGTGGCTTCGACCCCTTCGACGGTCCCGCCCACCGTTTCCCCGAGACCTTCCACGGTCTTACCTACCGATTCGGTGACCGCTTCTAGGCCGCTACTGGTCCTCACAGGCGGTTCAGCTTCGGCGGGAGCTTCCACGACGGTTTCCTTGGTCCGTTCGGTCGTCGTGGTGCTGGTGCTGGATGAGCTTTCGGAGGATTCCTTGGAAGGTGCAGTCGGCGGCACAGCTTCGCCGCCGTGGCTCGGTTCACTCGGCACCTTCGGCTGGTGAGGATGAGACGGTCGACCAGCTTCCCCGTCACCAGTTGAACCACTTTCACTCGAGCCGCCATCGTGGCGGCCCGGTTGCGAAGAGCCCGTAGGGGCTGAGGTGGCATCACCACCGTTCGGCTCGTCGGCCGCGGCGACAGGGCCACGTCGCGAACTCCGGTCTTCGGCGTCTTCGACCTTCCTCTGGCGTCCCGGCTCGACCGGGCACTTGGTCAACCGGAGAAGCTGTCCGTCCTTGTCCAGCTTGTAGGCGAGGACGCAGGCGGAGGCGACCGAGCGTTTTTCGTCAGAGCGCTTCTTGATGCCCTGACATTCCTTCCCTGCCGGGTGGATGTTGCAGGGGGATTCGACCTTGGTAACCCGGTGTTCGATGCTCTTTTCGTTGAAGAAGCTGTAGGCAGCGATGGCGGTGAGGACCACTCCGAGCCCGAGCGCCACCAGAGCCACGGTCGCCACATGCGCTTCCCCGTAGCGATAGGCCCGGTTGATCGCGACCTTGATTCCCGACTGCGGTTTCTTCTCGGCCATCAGGTCCAGAACCTTTCGATAGCGATCAACAGGCCCATGCAGGTCAGGGCGAAGGTGACCGGGTTGGAGTCGACCCAGCTGGTCATCGGAGGGGGAAGAACCGGTCGACGGTCTGACCCGCCCAGAACAGGGCGAGCACCACCAGCGCGCCGAGGAGACCGGGGTCGATCTCCCCGGACTTCAGCTGGGACTGCACGGCCAGGGCGAGCAGGACGACCGTGATGAGGATCGCCACCCACGGCTTGGGCCTGCGCTCCTGCGAGGTGTTCTCTGCCTCGCTCATGCATGGTCGCCGGCCCGTACCGGAGATTGGTTGTGTTCGAGCACGGCGCCTCCCTGGCGGTCGTGGGTGGGTGACTCAGGCTCCGGCACGTTCGAAGAGCGTTGCGTTGAAGCGCTCTTCGATGGCTGCCAGTCCGTTTTCCGGTGGCGCTCCGATCGGGCAGTTCACAGATTTCGAATCGTCGGAGTACGGCGCCCCGGTGATCTTGCGGAAGTTGCTGGTCCCCGCGTCAGCGACCCAGTCACCGGGCTGCACATAGGCGGCCGGGTACCAGGCTCCCGAGGCGGTGTCCTGAACGTGGCCGGAGATCGTGACTTCGCCGGACTGGTCCAGCTGTTCAGCTTCTTCCTTGAAGCGAAGAGCGGTCTTGATGGCCGGTTCGGCTTCGCACTTCCCGTTCAGGGCGATGAGTTTTCCTCGGGGGGTGTCCTGGGCGACCGCGGCGTTCCGGGGGTCGGTGCTCTGGAGACGAGGGTCTTCGATCTGCGCCCCGGACCCCGGGTACCCGGCGTATCGGGTGGTGCCGTCCACGTCCTGCCAGCTGACCATGAAGCGGTCCCAGATCCGTTGTCCGTCGGGGCCGCTGCTCCTCGGGAGCGCCGAGCCGGGAGCCAGTCGCCATCTCCTCCCATAGGTCCCCGGGAATCGGTATTGCAGGATGCGGTCGTTGAAGACGAAGAGGTCGAGGGCGCCGTATTTGGTGACTTCGACCAGCTTGGCCGCCCGGGTGGTTGGGTCCGCGAACCAGGCCTGCGGGATGGCGAAGCCGTCGTCTTCGAGCAGATCGTCGACCGTGGTCAGTCCCGACCCCTCGACGATGTAGGGGATCATCTGCTTGGCCAAGAAGCCGACGTTCGGCCACACGCCTTGCAGGGGAATGCCCTGGTCCCCCACAACCTTGAGGTTGGTCAGGTCGACCGAGAATTGGAGCCCGTCCCCTCCGGCGGGGGTCGATTCCCACTGCCAATCGATGAAAGCGCGCTGACGACCGCTCGCCGGCACCTGGGAGATATGCCCTGAAGTGGCCGTGTAGGCGTCCCCGGAGCCTTCGTATCCCAGGAGCCCTACGTCGTCTTCCGAAAACCGGATGAAGAGCTGGAAGCCGAGGTTTTCATTGCCGTTGATCCAGTCGCCGTATAGGGCGCCGATCCTCACCCCGCTCCCCGCGTCGAACCAGGCCTCGCAGATCGGGGTCACGGGGGGCGCCCACGCACCCTGGACTTCCATGTGAAGCGCGGCGTTGCCAGATTCGTCGGAGGTGACCGACGCGTCCTGCTGATGGGGATAGTTTTCTTTCGAGGTCTTGGCCCGGCGCGACGTCGAAGGCCCGACCCATCTGCTCAGGTCGGAATTGATGAACCCCGGCCCGATGACGTCGTCGCTGTCTTCGAGCAGCTGCTTGTCCCCGACCGCCTTGACTTCGATGGTCCCGTTGTCGCCGTTCTTCGGCTGCTGGCGGATGGTCCCGCTCCAGAGCACCTCTCCCCCGGCGCCCTGTAGTTCGAGACGGGCGAAGGTCGCAAGGTCGGGGTAGCTGCGGTTCAGGTCACGGGTGAGGGTGCAGGAGAAGTCGGTGTGGCCCCCCGGCATCTGGCCGTCTTTGGTCAGGTTGAAGAAGACGTTTGCGAGGTTGGCCGCGCCCTGGGACCAACGACCGATGAGGGTCCCGTCCGAGGCACGGATGAGGACGACGAGGCGAGCGGGAACGTGCTCACGGATGACCATCGGACCCATTCAGACCTCTCCTTCCTTCTTCCCTTGGAAGCTGTTCCGCGCTAGGGTGCGCGGCTTACAAACGACGGTCGCTGCTGACAGGTACGGAGGCGGCGCTACGGTGGGCGGGAACCCCGGATGAAGGCCTGGTTCAGATCGCAGCGCTGGGCGCTGCTCATTGGTGTCGTAGCGGTGGTGCTGGTCGCGGGCGCCTTCTTCGTAGGCAAGGGCAGCGTGGACACCCATTCCTCCGAGGTCGCGGACCTCCAGTCAGAACTCCACGGCTCGGAACAGAAGCTGGAATCCGAACAAGAAGCACTCAGCTCCGCAAGAGGCGACCTCAGCGCGGCCAAGGGGGAAGTCTCGGTGGCTCAGGAAGAAGTATCCGAAGTCGAAGAAGAACTCGCGGCGGAACGATCCTTCAAGGGCGAAGGCACGAAGCAGAACGCAGCGGCATCCGAATACTCCACCGACTACCCGTGGGGCGCGGCGGGCGAAGCGGGGGCCTTCATCTTCAAGCCGATCGGGTGGGAACAGGAAGGGTCGAAATGGGTGCTCACCGTCGAAGCCAAAAACGTCTCCCATGAACCCAAGCTGCCGTTCTGCGGCGGGGCAGAATCGGTCGTGCTGGATGCCGGGGAAAACCAATACACCGGCGAATCAGACATCGGAGGCGACTCGGCTAACTGCGGCGATGAACTACAGCCTGGGGCGACGGCCACCTACAAGGCCGCCTTCGCAATCCCGGCGAACGCCGTCCCGGTGGTCATCGGTATCTACGGCGAATACGAACAGGAAGAAGAAGCGAAGCTCTGGGAATTGCCGCATTGAGCCGGGGAAAGGCGCTAGACTTGTCGAGCAATCAGAAAAGCGGCACCCGCGCTGCGCTAACAGCCGAGTGCCATGGCCATCACCTTGAACTTGGAGGTTCGTGATGACGAAGTGGATTCTTGCAGTGTTCGTCGCCCTCGCGGTAAGCGCTCCTGTCGCCCACGCGGATGGGCTCTCTGCGGCGGAGACGAAACAGGCTGCGGCCCGTCTTGTAGCCATCGACCTGGCCCCCAACCTAACTTCGAGATGGAAGCTTCCTCCCCATCGCGTCTACAACTGCCGCCCGGGGCGATGTGACTTCTGGGTGAAGGGTACGAGCCAGTGCAGTGGAGTCGTAGGGGTGCGGGATTCGCCTGATAGCTATCTCGCCTGGTTTCAGCGACTCGACTGCGAATCAGTGCCGCCACCCCATTCCGGTTCATTGATCCAAGAAGAGCCGCGCAAACGCGCTGGCTAGCTGGCCTCCCGCGCCCCCAGGTATCCCGGGCGGTAGTAGAGCTTCGCACCAGGCTTGACGGCAGAGGAGTCCGCTCGAGCTGCGAAATCACCCACTGAGGGGATGATCAGCGCCCGCATGGGCTGAGCGGCCTGTCCCGGTATGGGGGCTTGAAGGTCGAGGCCTTCGGGGATTAGAACGCCCTGGACGTCGTCGGTGATGTGCTGGCGCCGAACCCCGTCGTCGGCCAATTCGAGCGAACGAGAGGCGAAGCAGACCCGGTTCTGGTTCGCGCCTTCTGAGTAGGCAACCTTGATGACGGCATTGTAGATCTGGGCTTTTGCCGTTCCTGAGCCGGTTCCTTCAAGGGCCAGGGCAAGACCGAAATTTGAGGCATTGATTTCCGCGGGCGTCCATGACAGGCCGAACAGATCGGACGGCCCACCGTAGGTCACGTCGACTGGCCCGATCGCCAAAGTTTCCGCTCGTGCTCGGTCGACGGCTTCTTTGACCACGCCTGCCTTGATGATGCGCGCTCGAACGTCTTTCAGGCGACTGGTCGATGCGCCGAAGTTGAAGATCGTTACCACGGCGGTGATGCCTAGCACGGTCGACGCACTCGGAATGGCTAAGCCAAGGTTGGTGAACTTCACGTAATGCGACACGACGCCTGGACCGAGTTCGGCCTTGGCCGGGATCCCGTCTACGTTGGTGGTGTTCCAGGTCACCGTTCCGACGCCGGTTGCGTCTTGATAGAGCTGTGCGGGAAGTGAGGGTTCTCCGTCGATCGGGTTGTCGCTGAAATCCGCCACCCGCATCCACTGCTCGATGGTCATCGGGTAGACGTCGCGGATTAGGGGCTGTTTGCCGCTCCCGCTGAGCGACCGCGCTTGGAGCCTGCACTCGAACCGGGGCTGGCCGGCTATCGGTCGTTCCGGGCGGCACTCCCCCAAGTCGAGCAGCTGGTAGCCACCGATCACCGGAGAGGACCTCACGATGGGCGTCGATGCCTCCATGGTCTGCACCCATGCCGCCTGTCCCAGCTGTCGCCATTCCAGTTTCCACTGCACGTCGTCGAGGACCGAGCTCACGTCGTTCAGGCGGAAGAGCATCCGCCGCGGGTCCACATGGGTCATGTGTCCGACACCGGTGATTTCCGAGGAGAGGACCGTCTGCCAGCCGGCGGTGAGCGGCGGGCATTTGATGACTTCCGCGCTGGACACCGTCGCGACCGCCGCCCCACCCTTCGGCGTCAGTTCCTTTGCTTCGTAGCTCGGCTTCGCCGTGGCATCAGAGGAGAACGAGTCGCATTCGATGGCGACCATGCACCCGCGCCAGTCTTCGGCGCCTTCGTTGGTCACCACCAGCCGGATCAACCCGGGCGCGGTGCCGAGGAGTTCGGCCAGTTCGAACTCCAGCTCCCTGACGTTCGTCCCACTCGCTTCCCCTGCAAGGATCTCCGCAGTCGCATACCAGATCGGGTGACGGCTCAGCTTCAGCGTCAGTTCGGCCACTTCACCGCCATAGGGTTTCGGGATGGAGGCGTTGTCGACGAAGGTGGCGAGGGAGCCTGCGAAGCCACCCACTTCTTTGAAGTCGTGGCGTATCCACCGGATCTTCCCGCGCTGCACATCCCCCACGAAGGCCTCGAGCGGCTCGAAGGACGCGGCCTGGGAGATGTAGCGGTCGATGCCGGGCAGGAGCGGGATTTCGCACTCCACGGTCCCGAGCTGGCGGCCCGTCACCCCTTCTCCGATCAGCCTCTTGATCCGTTCGACGTTGACGGTCGCTTCACCGAGGTTGGGTGCTCCCGGGCCGATCTGGATCCCGCCGTCACGGAGGTCGACCTCCGGTAGGTCCGGGGTGAACTCCACCGGGTTCAGGACGAAGTTGTCGTAGAGGCCCGATGAGACGACGGGAGGCGGTTCGAAGACGGGGGTCACGGCTGCCGCCCTTCGACGGTCGGCGTGCTCGGTGGCGACACGCGGACGATCCGTAGCCCCATGCGATGAAGTTCCCTGCTGATTTCCGCTCCGCTCGGGTAGGACGGCGGACAGACCAACCGATAGGCGATGAGTCCGGTGCCGAGCATGGTCATGACCGCAAGCAGGAGGATTCGTAGGCGTATCCGCGTCATACCTTGAACCAGCTGGTGCCGTTGGTGGTGATCGTCAGCCCGTTGTTGGCGCCCGGCGCCGCGGCAAATTTCGCGTTCCCGCCTTCGATGATTTTCGCCGTCGAGGCGAAGATCAGTGAGACGCGGCGTCCTTTGCTCGGTTTTTCGATCGTTTTGATTTCCGCGACTCCGGTGACTTCCACGACATCGACCGATTCAGGCAGGGTGATCGTGGTCCCCGAGGCGACGGTCCCGAAGCTCACGTCCTCGTAGCCGCGGTTGCCCTTGGAGATCTCGGTGCCGACCGTGCCCGACTTGACGATCGCGTTCGAGTTGCCGTGGAAGTAGTTGCCTGAGGTACGCAGGAGCGTCACCGTCGAGCCCGTCTCCAGGTAGAAGGCGCGGGTGCCCGTGCCGTTGAAGTCGCAGCCTTGGACGTCGAGTAGCGCGATGGTCCCCGAGAAGGTGTCGAAGAAGTTCCCGGAGGTCGCGAGGGTCACCTTCATGTCGCGAAGGCGGATGACGCTGGTGGTCCCCCCGGTGATGAGCATCGGCGTTTTGCAGGCGCCTTCGAAGACCGCCCCGTCGATCAGGATGTCGACGTTGTTGCCCGAGGAGTAGATGTGCTGTTCGGGCGCCCCCTTGAAGATGACCCCCGGCTCCACGACGAGTGAGGTCGAGGTCGAGAACTGGATGTACTGGCCGGAGTTGCCCGCGCCGCCGCGGAACTGACAGCCGCCGCCGAGGGTGGTCGGGCCCTTGATTTCGAGCGCCGTCCCTTCCACGTCCCAGACGCAGTCCCGGAAGGTGGTCTGGTAGTGGGAGGAGTGGGTCGCGATGTTCGAGACCTGCAATTTGCCGAAGTAGCAGCCGTAGATCAGCTGTTTCTCGGGAGTAGGCGCGCCGGCGACTTCGCCGTTGAACTGGATGTAGCGCCCCGCGATGTGTTCGTAGAAGCGGCAGTTGATGATCTGGACGGGGGTCTCATGTGCGACGTAGATCTGGTGCGCCTGGTTGGTCCCGCCGGTTTCGTTGGAGCCGCCGCGGCGGAAGACGCAGTTTTCGGCGATGACCGGGGAGATGGTCCCGCCGAGCACGCCGTAGACGTTGATCTGTTTGTCGGGGCCAGAGGCGAGGCCGATGTTCCCGCCGTCGACTTCGCAGCCGTGCAGCTCGACCGTCTGCTTCTTGCCTTCGAAGACCCGGATGCCGACGTGCAGACGGTAGAAGCGCACCCGCTCGCAGTAGACGGTCGTGTTGTCGACCCCCGAGTGGGCGATGGCCGAGATTTCGTCCCCGGCCGTGAAGGATTCCGGGCCTTCAAGCGTCAGGTCGGTGAAGGTGTAGCGACCTTCTTCGGTGATCTGCAGGAACCGGGCACCGGCCCCCGGTTTCTGCTTGCACTTCAGCTTGGTCGCCGTCTCACCGGCTCCGCGCAGCTCGAAGCCGTCTTTCAGCGAGATCGCGCCGACCCCCGACCCCGGCGTGAACGTGAACGTCCCGGGGCCCAGCTGGATGCGCCCCTTCGGGGAGGCTTCATAGGCGGCTTTCAGGGCGGCCGTGCAATCGGAGCCGGATTTTGCTCCGTAGGACTCCGCCTGGGTGACCCCTTCGAGGAAAGCCTGAACCGAAGGAGCCAGCTTTTCCTTGGTGACGCCTTCTTTCTTCAGGTGTTTGGTTTCGACCGATTCGTTGGTCAGCGCGGTGGTGCCACCCGCGACGACCGCCGCGTCTCCTTCGGGGACAACCTGCCAGTCGCCGCTGCTCCCTTTGGGTCGTCCCCAGATATCCACCGGGAGGTCGGAGCCTTTGACCCAGCCGAAGTGCCCACCTTCACCGATGAGTCCGGACCTGCCGGTGGTGAGTGGCTGAGGAAGAACAGCTGCCCCGTCTTTTCCTTCGGCATAGACGGTGACGGTTTCGCCTTCTTTGCCACTTCGAGGGCGTACGAAGACTTCCCAGTTGCGGGCGACGGTGAGGGTGACCGAGAGGCCCGACTTCAGGGCCGGTTGGGTCAGGGGAAAGTAGGTGCTCATGGCCGAAACGTCCTCCCTGCTCCGCTGCCCGAGCCGAGGGACGGCGGCGTGCTCCGCACCACCTCGCGAACGGCGGTCTCGAACTCGCGCCCTCTGTATCGCATGGTGGCGCTGCCGTCGGGATGGATGACAAGCCTTTCGATCACGGGCGCTTCTCCTGCGGTCGATTCGTCGGCGGGGGTCAGCGCCGCCATCTGCTTAGGAGTCAGGACGTGCTCTTCCCCGCGGACCTTCGCCATGAACTCCTGTGAGCTCGGCCCGGCGATGGTCCCGCCGGAGTGGAAGGTGCCTGCGAAGGGCAGGGAGGGCAGCGGGTAAGAGGCTTCGAACTGTTTCAGGACAGGTTCAAGGGCACCTTTGATCGAGAGGCGTTCGTTGGCCTGCTTAAGCAGGTCTTCGAGCGGGCTTTCGCGTTCGGAGTTGCCTTCGTTATCGCCGCCCCCATTGCCTTCGCCTTCGATGGAGGCCTTCTGCACCGAGCTGCCGGCCTGTCGCACCTTCAGCCCGAGACCTTCGATCGCTTCCTGCACCGACCAGATGACGCCACCGAACCTCGACGGGTCACGCGGAGGGGCGAGGGCGCCGGCGCCGAGGAGTTCATGCATGGCCGGATAGAGGTGGATGCCCTGCACTTCTTCGAGGTAGCCCTCGAAGGTGCCCGAGCCGGGCAGCGGCAGATTGGTCAGAGTCGGGGGGTCGACCAGGCGGTTGTCGCCGCCCGAGAAGAACGCTTCACGGGCTTCGCCGACCGCAGTCTCCAGCTGGCCCTTTTCGTCACGAAGGAATGGAAGCTGTTCCCGCAGGTGGTCACGGGTTTCTTCCTGTTTCTTCAGCCAGTCGGGGACACCGTCCTGCTCTTTCTTGAGCCAGTCGGGAAGGTCTTTCGATTTCGGGTGGTCGCCACGCCAGTCGGAGACGTCCTTCTTGACTTTTGCCCAGTAGTCCTGAATCCGTTCCCCGACGACCTTCGTGAAGTCGTTGATCTGGTCGATGCGGCCGATCTTGCGCCGGGCGCCTTTTTCCCAGCTGCGGCCCATGTCGTCGATCGACGGCTGGCCTTTGCCGAACCCGAACCGCTCCGACCGGAGGATGGTGTTGCGCCAGTCCGCAACCCGCTCCAGCACCGTCTGGTAGGCGGGACGCTCCTGTCCTTCGACGTAGCCGGAGTAGCGGTTGGCGTAATCCTTTTCGATGCCTTCTCGCTGCGCTTCGTAGGCGTTGTGGGCGTCTCGCCGCTTCTTCTCGTAGACCTTGTCGGATTCGCCTTTGGCCTGTTCGGGGAATTCCGGTTCGCCGGCGATTTCGGGTGCTTCGGGCTCGAGGCCGACGACGTTCCCGGCGTATTCGGAGGCCTGCTCGTAGAGGCGCTGCGCACCCTGCACGCGGATGTCGTAGCCGGCGATCTTCGAGAGCTTGCCGGTGATCTTCTTCTTCAGCGCTTTGACAGCTTCGGAGAGACGCAGCTGGCGACGCTGGTTCTGGAGCCCCACCACGCGCTGTTCGATCTCCGAGACCCGTTTGGTGAGGAGGTCAGCGGTGGCCTTCTTGCCGTCCTTGTCAGCTTTGTTCGCCGCGCTGCGGTATCGCTTGAGCAGCCCGCTTTTCCCGTCCTTGCCGACCAGGCGGTCAATTTCCTGTTCGGTCGCCTTGAGGGTTTTGGGATGGCCGAACGTGATCTGTTTCGTGGACACCCCTCCATAGCTGGGGAGCGGCTTTTCCTTGGGCGGCAGTTTCTTCGTGCCCCCCGACGGCGCTTCAGCTTCAGCTTCGGTTTTGGTCGGCGCCTTGCCTTCGAGCGCCTGTTTGAAGGTCGCCCCGCCGAGTGCATCGCGGATGTCGTAGTTGCCTTCGTAGTGGGCACCGGGACTCGTGACGTACTTGTCGCCGTAGTAGACGCCCGGCCAGGTCAACGCCATGGCCGCTGCACTCTTCACCGGATTGAGCAGCTTGGAATATCCACCGAGCTTCGCCGCCACCGCATCGTTGAAGGTGGTGGTGGTCATCCAGAGACCCCAGCCCTTGGTGCCGCCGGGATCTTCTCCGGTCGCACCGGGGCGGGCTGAATTAGCGGTTCCCGATCCCGACTCTCCGCGGGTAATCTGCTCGGCCTCGACGCCAGGGACGATGCCGTTGACGAGCGTGTCCCCGGCTGCCTCCGCCAGTGCAGCAACCACGTAGCTTGGAAGAGTCGGGCCGCCCCAGTCCCCGGTGCCGGAGTTGTGCTCGGCCCAGATGTGGTTGATGTTGCCGCGAAAGCCGCCACTCTGGAAGCCCTTCAGGAGACCGCCTTTACGCAGGCCCCTGAGGACGCCGACGAGGCCGCCCCGCTGCTTGCCCACGTGGATGTGGTCTAGATGGTCGAGCCAGGTGGATTCACCCCACAGGCTGGGGTCTACTTCCTTGCCGTACTTGATCGACAGGTTCGGATTGTGGATGCCCTCCGTGAGATCGGCGCCGATCTTTTGCTTGATCCACCCAGCCGCGTCGAGCATGTATTTGATGCCCGCTGCATCCATCGGAGCCGCAAGGTCGGCCGCGCGACCGGAGTAGTGGAGCGAGTTTTCGGCGTGACCCCCTCCCGTGGTCGAGGAGATTCCCAGGCCCGGCCATTTCTTCAGGATCGTCGCGACGATGGCGCTGATGCCGGGTTGCAGCTCCGGGTGGTCCGTCACAGAGCCACCGACCGGCATCGAACCGACCGATCCACCGCCGAGTCCGCCCGTAGTCGAGCGCTCCTTGCCGAGAGCGCTTTTCGCCCCTTCGAAGACCTTGTGAATCGCAGCTTGGCCCAGCTGCTTCAGCGGGCCTGCGTTGCCTTCCAGTTTCGGCTCGACCAGCCCGCCGGTGCGAAGGTGCTGCACCTTGCCGACAAGTCCCCCGGTCTGGAAGCGTGGCACCGCGTCGTTGGCAGCTTTCGCCGCGGCCATCATGTTTCGGTTGCCGACGAAGATGCCCTCTCGGGACTCGACCTTGGCGATCGGGCGGCCATTCAGCGCCAGGACATGGCGGTCGCCGGTCGAGGTGCCGGGGACGACGCTCGCGAGACCGCCGCCGTTGGCCAGCTTCGTCGGGACCGGACCGCCAGCCTGCCGACCGAGTGAAGCGCCGTTGGCGTCCTTCCCGATGGAGGCGTCGATGATCTTCCAGTTGAGCTTTTTCTTGTCTCCGAGGTCCCCGAGCAGACCGGAGAGGTTCTGCATGAGGATCCCCATGGCCCCGCCGGAACTGTTGACCATCCCGACGAAGCCTTCGGCGACTTTCTTGTTGAAGTCTTTCGACCCTTTGTGGAAGACACCGAATTCCGAGAACAGCTTGGACCGCATTTCGCGGAAGGCTTCGACGGAAAGCTTCCCGGACTTCTTCGCCTGCGCCGCCTGTTCGAGCCACGTTTCGAGCGCGATCTTGCGCATGGGCGCGGGCATCTTCCGCGCTTCGGAGATGATGTTTTCGACCGCTTGGCTGGTGGCCTTTTTCGTGGTCCCGATGCGTTTGGACCATTCGTCCCCGAATTCGGCAGCCATCTTCCTGGTCGGCGCCAGGAGGTTCGCGTTGCGGATCAGTTCCTTGATCCGATCCACGCCCTTTTTGGTGATGTCTCCTGACCGCGCCATCTGGGCGCCGATCGCGTCGGCGGTCAGTTTCATATTGCGGGCCGTCAGTTCGCGACCCTGTTTGGTTCCGGCCCCGAAGGTCTGGACGATCCGTTCCCCGGCTTCCTTCGACACCTTGTTGATGTCGTGGAGGTTGTTGCCGATCCCCTTCCGCAGGTAGTCGAATTTCCCGAGGATTTCCTTGGCCGCCTTCGCGGTCTGGGCCGGGTTCGTTTCGAGTTTGACTTTCGGCAGGGTGATGCCGGTCTGCTTGACCAGTCGTTCGCCTTGGACCAGGGCTCGGCGGAGGGCCTTCGCGAAGGCCCGTTCGTCCGGCTCCATGTCGCCCCAGAAGGAAGAGAAGAGCTGCTTCGCCGACGCGCGTCGGGCGCTGATGCCTTGCTCGATGCGTTTGAGAGCACGCAGGCGCGCCTCTTCGAACCCGGGGGCGTCTTCGCCTTCGGGGAACTGGCTTGCCGCACTCTTCTTCGCCCGCTCTTCGATTTCGGGCGTCAACGGGTTCTGCTTGCCGATGAACCCTGCGGTCGACAGAGTTTCGATCCGGCCCTGGAATCCTTTGCCGAATTCCTCCGCGGTGGTTTCTCCTAGGTTCACGCCAAAAGCGCGGAAGGCGCCGATCGAGAAGTTGTGGAGTGCGTCTCCGAGCGAGTGCGCGCCCTTGCTTTCGGTGACGGCCGTTTTGACGCCTTCGAAGATTCCGTAGGCAGCCATCGCATAGCCCAGCTGTTTGCCCAGGGAGATGAAGCCCGATTTCAGGCGCCCACCAAGGGATTTCGTCACGGCACCGCCAGCGGCCGTCGTGGTGGCGCCTTGCTCCACCCCCGCACCGAACTGCTTCCCGACGTAGCCGCCGACCGCGGTGATGGCGCTCTTGCCACCGAACCTGTTCAGGAGCCAGCCGCCGATGGCGAGCTTGCCGAGGATTGAGGCATTCAGGAAGCCGCGCACGAGTGCTTCGGCAATCTTCACCGACGCTTCACCGGCGTGTTCGGCCAACGTCTGGATGAAGGCGTCGAAGGCCGGAACTCCTTCTTTGCGGAGATCGTCGAAGCGATCGATGAAGCCAGAGGTGAACCCGGTCACGCCGCCCGCCGCATCCTGCAATCCCGGCACGAGGGTCTTGCGGATCGATTCGACCAGGGTCGCGACGCCCTTCTGTTTGCCCAGTTCGAAGAATGCGTCCGTCACGTCACGGACGAGTCGCCCGATCGCATAGATCGCCGGTTTGACCTCGGTGAAGTAGTTCTTGAGGTCGTCCTGGCCTTTAATGCTCCCCGTGAACTTCGCCCAGCCTTCTGCGGCCTTGCCGAGTGAGTCGAGGATTTCGTCACCGAGCGGCTTGGCGGCATGGCCGACATTCATCAGGCCTTCACCGACCCCCTCGAGGATCCGCCAGACCTTTTCCATCGCGACCCGCGTCTCGTCGAAGAAGTGCCCGAGCGAGCCGGTTTCACGTCCGGTCTGAGAGGCGGTCTTCAGCCATTCGGTGAACTTGACCGTCCCTTCGCTCATCCAGTCGAGCAGCGGCTGGGCCGAGACCGTCACGTTGCGGAAGGCGTCCCCGAGGTTGAGCCCCGCCTGACCGAGCCGTTCGATGATCCGGGTGTCCGATTCACCGATCTTCGCCAGGTCGCGTCCCCACGCCTCGGACCCCAGCTTGGCGCCGGCTTTGGCGGCCAGTCCACCGAGGGCGCCCGACGTTTCACCGACGATCTTTTTGATGACCCCGGCGTTCTTCAGGGCGTCCCTGATGCCCGACTCCGCCCCGGGGAAGAGTCCCTTGGAAGCCGTCTCGCGCAGTTCGTCGTAGCGCGGTTTCAGCGAGATCAGGAACTTGGCGAACTTCCGACCCGACGGGGTGAGTTCGGCCATTTTTTGCTGCAACGCCGTGGCAGCCGATCCCTGCTGTTCCAGGGCCGCGGTGTTTTCGCGCACGGCCTTTGCCACACCGCGTTCCGCGTCTTTGACAGACCGATCAGCATCAGCGAGGGACCGTTTGGCCGACACCACTTCCGGCATTCCCTCGACGCCATTTTTGTTGGCATCCGCGTAGTCCTTGCGCGCCTTCTTGGCCTCTTCTCGGGTCGCCTCGAGGCCGAATTCGGCGCGTTCCACGGCCTGTTCAGCTGCGCGGATGTCGAAGCCGGTCGAGCCCGGTTCGCGGAGGGTCTTGTTCAGTTCCTTCCGAGCTTCGCGAAGGGCGAGGGTGCCTTCCTGTTCGGTCAGTCGCGATTCACGCGAGGCGCGCTCCAGTTCGTGCAGCTGCGCGGTCGCATCTTTGCGCGCTTTCGTGAGGTCTTCGGTCGCGTACTCCGCTGCGCGTTCTGAGTCTTTGAGGGTGCGGTGTGCATCCGCGAGCGCTTCGGCGGCGTTTTCCTGCTGGTTCAGCGTCTGGGTGGCCTGTTCGCCGCCGGCGACCTGAACTTTGACCGCGGCTTTGACTGCATCACCGATGCCCGAGAGCGCGAGTTTCAGCGTCCCGACCGCCGATGCCCCGGCGAGCGCCAAGGCCGGAAGCGCGATGAGCGCCCCCGATAGCGGAGCGAGCGCCGAAGCAGTCGCAACGGCTCCGGCGGCGAGTGCCGAGAGACCCTGAGCAAGCAGCGCGACCCCCTGCACGAAGGCCGGGAACTTCAGTGAGCCGAGGATGTTGCGGAAGAACTGGAACCCGCGGTTCGCGCGGGCCATGATGCCTTCGAAGTTGCCGAAGCCACCCGCCGCAGCTTTGAGGTTCCGCCCGACATCCCGGACATCCGAGAAGAGGCTCCCCATGCTCTTGGCGAGCCTCGTACCGACAGCGTCGGCTTTCTTCGCATCCTTGGCCCAACCCGACGTCGAGTTGCGGAGGAGTTTGTAGCCCTGACCTGCATCTCTCGCCGCATGGGCGATGCCGAAGGTGTCGTTGGCGAAGATCTTGGCTTTGCTCGACGCTGACGACGAGTTCTTCTCCATCGCCTTGATCGCACCGGAGAGTCCGAACATGTCGCCCTCGGCACGCTTGGCTCCCTTGCCGATGCGGGCGGCCAGTTCCTCACCGAGGTTGTCGCCGTCCTTCTGGAAGCGTTTCAGGAGAGGCTGGAGAGAAGAGCGCAACGAAGTGTCGTTGCCGAGGCTCTTGCTGAGCCGTTTGCTCGCGTTCCTGCCGGCCCGGTCCATCGCTGGGCCCAAGCTCTCGTTCAGCTTCGCCGCGACCTTCTCCTGAAAGCCCGAAAAATCGGGCTGGACGGTCACATAAGCATCACCTAGCTTCGTCGCCACTCTTTACCTCCTCTCTCTCAGCTGAACCAACGCGCGATCTCGGCCGCGTCGGTGATGACCTCGTCCTGCTGCACGGCTTCACCGGGCCGTGGAACCCGCAGGCTTTCCTTGGGCAGGTACTTCTGGTGCTTGGGCGGCGTCCGTATCCGCGCCTGATAGAGGCCCCATACGTCGACCCGTTCGATCAGAATCGAAAGGAACTCCTCGGTCAGCGTCCATTGCTGACCGTCGACACGCTTGCTGGCGGCCTCTGGGGGCAGTCCTTGGACCAGACTCCAGAGGCGCCGGAAATGGCCCGACTCGACCTCTTCGGCAAGGTCGACGCCGTAGTACCTGAGGCAGTCAGCCTCGAGCAGGTCCCACCTCTCGGTGACGACCTGCGCGAGGCTCGCTATTCCCCCTGTTTGAGGCCCGTCGACTCCATCACGTCGGTCACGAGCTCGGCCAGGGCCTCTTCGGTCTGACCGAGCGACAGCCCGTCCTCACCGATCTTGGCGCGGATGGCCTGGTACTGGCCCAGGCCGACCAGGGACTTGATGAGTTCCATCATGCCCTGGAATTCGCGGCCGCCCTCAAGGTCGGCGATGTCGAAGAGGAGCGTGCCCGGCGGCTCCTTGGGAAGGTGCAGCTTGAGCCCGCGGAAGTCGACCGTCTTGACGTCGTCGGCTTTCTTCTCGGAGCGAGCCGCTGCCGCCTTTTTACGGGCGGCAGCGGATTTCGTCTCCGAGGTTTTCGGCTGACTCACGAAGCCGCGGCGTAGGCCGCGTCGTCGTTGGACAGGTAGAACCAGGGCTTGTCTTTCCCGTCCGGGGTGAGTGCCGAGAGGGTGAGCGGGAGCATCTGCGCCGCGTTGGCGACAGCCTGCGTCTCCACATCGCCGGTGATGTTGCACTTTTCGATCACATAGCGATCGACCCGTTCACCGTCGACCGTTTCGATGACGGCGACCCAGTCGGTGAGGGCGTCATAGTCTTTCGGCGGATCGAACCGGTAGACGCCCGGTTTCGGTTCCGTCCATTCGCCGCCGCCCATCGCGAGCGAGACGTTCTGACGGTTCCACTGAACCAACGAGGTGGCCGCCGAGAAATCACGTTTGGTGACGATTTTTCGGACTGCCGTCTTGCTCTGCCAGACTTCGATGTCCTCGGTCTCTTCGCTCTTGGTGAACGTCACGCCGTCGGTCGACGCGTAGCCGACTTCACTGAAGGCCGCATCCAGCGACGTATCCAGGTCTTCGGGGAGTTTGGGTTCATCGTCGAACCGCGCGAGGAAAAGACCACCTTTCGCGGCGACCTTGATCTGCTCTGCCGTTTGCGCCATCTAGGCACACCTCCTTGCCGCCGCAGGGCGGGTTGTGACTTGTTTGTCGCCGCCCTGCTGGGGCGACGTGAGAAGCCGCTTCGACCCTTGGGGCGAGCGGGTACTTCGGGTAAAAGGTCAGCGGTGTTTCGGAAGGACGACGAGGTGCAGCCCCGCGGCTCTCACTGCTCGCCGGATGGGAGCCTTCGGGGCCTGGTTGACCGAACCGAACTCGATCCAGTGGCGGAAGGGATCAGGGACGATCAGCCCTTCCGGGGTGGCTTTGATCCGCCGTTTGTAGACGCCCGGCGGCTGCCGCCGCTTCAGCTTGGTCCTACGTACCGGGGCGAAGGCCTTTGCCAGTCGGGCGATCTCTTTGACGATCGCGTAGCGGCCTTTCAGGTACTGCGGTTGAGCCTCGATCCCCACCTCATAGAACGGGTTCGGCTCGTAGCGGACAGGTGCCATCAGCGCGGGTGCATGAAGATTTCGCAGTCAGTGATTATTCGTTCGCGACCCTCATCGGGGTCCGGGTCGCTCGGCATCGAGAGGAAGCCCACGTCGGTCGCCACCGCGCCCTCGAGCTGCGCCCGGGTGATCACGACGAGCGCCGCCCTGACCGCGATCGACAAGTCCTCGACTTCGGTGTAGCGATTCGCCTTCCCCGCATAGGCGTCCAGCTGGAGGTAGTAGGAGACAAGATGCTCGACCTCCCGCGTCCCGCTCTCGTTGCGGGCGTCCAGCTGGGTGATCCGCACCCAAGGTCTGTCGAGCGTTTCCGGGGTCTTGTGGGCGATCCGGTCACCGACGAGGTCCGTAACCGCTTCCTGGGTCTTCAGGTAGCCGACGATGATCGACACTGCCGGAAGGATCGGAGTCGTCGGAATGTCGCTCACGATTCGCCCGTCCCGGCGCGGCGACGGACCAGACCCTCGATGTGCCACATCGTGCGGGTCCCTTCTTTCGCCTCCCACACTTCGCCGACGACCTCGTACTCCCGGTCGTCCACCTTGATCGAAGCGCTCGAGCCGACGACCGTCCCGTAGGGCAGGTAGAGGTTCCAGAGCGTGTCGGAGACCGAGCCGCCCTCTTCGTGCTCCTCCCCGCGGAACTGCTGAAGGGCGCAGCGCGTTTCCACCTCGGCGGATTCAGTGAGCGGATCCCCGTTGCGGTCCGTCTCGCCGGTCGGCACCACAGAGATCACCGTGCAGGCGATGGTCATCATGCGCTCGACAGACATCGGGCCTCCTCAAGAAGTGCGCGCATCGCAACCGGATCACGGCGGGCCTTGTTGTAGCGAAGGAAGAGCTGCCAACCCTCCGGCGAACCGCGGTCGTCAGCTATTCGGGGTTCGGGCGGGTGCCAGAGGTGGAGGAGCGGCGCGCTGCCGCGCCAGCCGTCACCGAAGAGGCATGAAAGAGCGCGGGCCCAGCTGGTGTCCTCGTTTCCCCAGTCCAGAAAGCGCGGGTCCATCCGGGCCTCCAGCAGCACGTCGCGGCGGGCTACGACGATGCCGCCGCCCCAGACCGCCGGATAGGCGCGCCGACTCAGCAGGCCCTTTCGATTCCGGGTGAACTCTTCCCAGCCAGCGCCTTCGATCAGGCGCGTGGTCGATTGCTCCGACAGGCGAAAGACTTTGTAGTGGGGCATCCCCCACGCGGCTCCGTCCTTCACCGCCGCAACGGCCTCGACGAGCGACGGGGTCCAGCAGTCGGCATCGTTAACCACGACGATGTCGGCCGAGCTCGCTTCGACTGCGGGGTTCACTGCGGCGGCCTTGCACCACGGCCCATCCGGCGCCAGGGCCTCGACCACCGACCAGCCTTCGGCCCCGTAACGGTCTCGCAACCAGCGCCACGCTCGCTCCCGGTGCGGGCAACCGCCTCGCCACGGCACGATCAAATCGACGCTCAATATCCGAACCCCGCTCTCGTGTGCCCGATGTGGGTCATCCGTGGCGGGTCCTCCAGCTTGCCGAGCATGGCGCTGTAGACATCGGGGTTGCGGAAGAGGCGCCGGCCGAAACGCTTCTCGGAACCAGGCGAAGTCGGCCACTCGTTGGCGGCGAGGAAGGAACGGCGGACCAGCGAGAACGTCGTGGTCCAGAAGGCACGATGGGCGACGTAGCCCTCGCCGTGCGTGAAGGTCTCCGGTGGCCGCCAGGTGAGCATGTCCCCCACCGCAACCTCCTCGTCCCACCAGGGGTTGCGCTTCAGCGAAAGCTGCGCGAGCTCGGAGTGGGCCTCCATGATCGACTGCATCGCCCCGAGGACGACCGTCTCGTTCAGCTCGACGTCGTCCTCGACGTGGCAGACCCACGGTTGGCCGGAGCCGATCTCGAGCAGTTGACAGGACCGGGTCGCCTTGACATAGCCCTCCGCCCTCCCCATCGGGATCGTCTCCCAGCCGGGGAACGGGTCGAAGTCCGCCTCCTCAGCGTCCACGCAGATGATCTTGCGACCGATGGGGCCGACCAGCTTCTCGTCGAGCGAGGCGATCGTCGGCGCGAGCGTGTCGCGGCCGGGGCAGGTCAGGACGGAGACCACGATCTGATCGGGGGTCCGGGGCTCCGACAGTAGCGCCAGCATCCGCTCCCGGTCCCAGGCGCAGTCCGTGTAGCGCTCGGCCAGCGCCCGGACCAGCTTGCGCGCAGCTTGATCGCCGGCGTCGGGTGAGTGCGCGTGCCAGAGGTGCCAGGCGACTCCGTCGAGTCGATCCTCTCGAGCGTCGTGTCCGCTCAACGCGATCGTCGCGGCATGGAAGGCGTCGTCCTCCCCACCGTAGGACTCAAACCGCTCGTCAAACCCGTTGACAGCCTCCCAGAGCGCACGCGGGACCACCTGGCAGCCCGAGACGTACTCGTAGGCGTCGGCGGAGGTCTGGCGGGCGGTGACGAACCGCCCCCAGCTGCCGTTGTGGCGGCCCTCGATGATCTTCCGGGTGCCGGTACGGCTAAGTAAGTTGCGGGTGGAGAACGGAAGAACCAGATGCCCGGTCGTGCGGGCAGCCTCAATGGCCCGCTCGACGGGCTCGATGTCGACGATCGTGTCGGCGTCGAGGATGACCGCCACATCCCACTCGCCTTCGGCAGCGCGGTTAATTGCGGCGGAGCGATTGAAGCGGCCCTCGGTGTGCTCGCCTTCCACCAGCAGCCAGTCCGGCCGCTCGCGCTGCCAGTAGGTGCGGCAGAAGTCCCAGACCTTGTCCCTGTGACCGCGGTCGGCGCGACGGGGGACGATGAGACGAACCCTCAAGGCGCACCTTCTTCTTCCAACGGGAAGCTGAAGTCCAGATCGGTCCCGACGGGGCGATCGCAAGAAAACGGCGAGACGAGCTCGACCGTCAGGGCGGGGCTGAGGCCGGCGGCCTTGCGGACGATGCGCTTCTCCTGCTTCGTCAGTTCCAGGCTCGTAGGCGCGTTTGGGTTGTAGGTGACGGAGTGCTCGCCCAGCTGCTCACGCACGATTCCGTCGCCGTGCTCGACCTGGCGATGGACGACTGAGACACAGACGTAAGTGACAGCCCTCGGAATCTCAGGGTCAGCGTTGTCGTCGGCGGTGACCCACTCCTTGGTCGACCCTTCGACGGCTTCGAAGACGAGCCCAGAGACATCTCCCAGCAGCGTTTTGATCACGTCGGCTTCGCCGCCCGCGGCGCCGTAGCGAGCTTCGTATTCCTCGAGGTCGGCGAGCGAGCGCATGAAGTCCTTCCTGACGCGGGAAGGGGGCCGACACGTTGCGTGCCGACCCCCTCTCGGTGCTGCTTACGAGCCCGCCGTGAAGGCGATCTCGACGGCGCGGACGTTCTCTCCGGTGAGGTCACCGAAGTTTTCGTCGTCCTCGTCGAAGATCCGACCGTCCTCCACCGAGGAGGCGCCGGCGAACGAGGAGTAGACCGAACGGTCACGCAGGTAGTCCGAGTCGTAGTCTCGAATCCACCGGAGCGCGAGGCCCGCGTAGTCCATCTGGGCGCCCGCTTTCGCACCGTCCGGCACGACGGGAGCGACGTTGCCCAGGACGAACGCGGTCGGGTGGAAGGCCACCGCGAAGTCCGGGTCGATCGAGTTGCAGTTCCCGATCACTTCGAACCCGGCGATCTTGCCGATCACCGCATTGCGGAGAGCGTCGTCCGAACCGGAGCGGTCGACGTCCTGGAGGGTCCCGGAGTTGAGGACGGCCTCCTCGACGTTGGCGCCCAGGAGGATTTTCCGTCCGATGTTCGGCACGTTCTCGCGGTTGAGCCACTTGTTGGCCGCGTTCGCCGCGCGCTGGAAGGAACGATCGTTGTCGTCCTCCGGTTCCGGGGTGTAGCTGACCGTATGCGCGTAGTTCGCATCCGATTCCATCGCTTTCGCGATGTAGCTCTCCAGTTTGTACGCCACCGCTTCAAGCTGCGGACGGGCAACCTGGTAGCCCCAGCTGTCGATGTCGAGCGTGAGCTCCTCGTCAGTGACGCCGACGGCGCTGTAGACGTGCTTGTCGAGTTTGATGTCGACGACCGTCTCGTTCAGCTCGTCCACGACGATTTTCGCGTTGCGCGTACGCCACTCGTACTCGCGCCCCTTCAGGATCGAGGGGATACGGATGTTGATCGTGTCGTCCTTGGCGCCTTTGAAGTCACCGACGCCTTTGCGCTGGACGAGGCCCGGCAGAACGATGTCGTTTCGAAGCAGACCGAGGGCCTGTTCGACGATTTTTTCTGCTTTCAGGAAATCGTTCACGGTGATACCTCCCTTTCAGTTGGGGGGATTGCAGGGACCGCGCTGCCGACCACCGTGAACGTGGATCGTGCGGCGGTGCTACCAGGTGCGCGGAACGGACTCGGCGAGCTCTTTGGGCCCGCGCTTGTCGGTCTCCGCGTTCGGGGCGGCACCAGGCCGCAGCCGCTCTTTCGGGCGGCGCTGTGACGTGGACTCCTGGCCCTCGTCGTCCTTCTCTTTGTCCTCGTCCTCCTCGTCCTTCTTGGGCGAGAAGTCCGCGAGGAGCGCGTCAGCGTCAGCTTCCAGCTCCTCTTCGTCCTCACCGACCAGGCGCTTGGCCTGAGTTTCGGTGAGGCCTTTTTTCAGCGCGACACGCAGCCGGGCAGCATCCTGCACGGCTTTCGTTGCGCGCTGCTCTGCGGACGCCGCTTTTTCGTTGAGCTTTTCGCTCTCCGATTTTTTGGCGTCCTCAAGTTCGTCGTATTTCTTCGCCTTGTCCTCAGCTTCTTTCGCACGCTTGCGGAGGTTGGCGTTTTCCCGGTTCTTCTTCGAGAGGGCGGCTTCTGCTCGGGCCTTGTCGAAGTCCTCGTCTTTCCCGGACTCGTCCTCGACCTCGCCGTCCTGCTCCTCTTCTTCTTCCAGACGTTTGACGTCCTCGGACACCTGGTCCTCTGCGTCGGAAGCAGCACTGCCGTTGGCATCGTCTGCCATGTGATCCCTCCAGGGGTGTGGCCGCCCTCCAGGGGCGGAGTCGTTAGTTGGAACTGCGGTCGCGTTCCAGGCGGCGCCGGAATGCGTTGAGCAGGTCGTTGCTAGTGCCGCGCCTCAGTTCGCCGGCCTGCTCGGCCTCGAGGACGGCTTCGTTGTAGAGGTCTTTGAATTCGCGGCCGCGTCCGGGCCATTCGGCGTCGCGGCTGTACATGGGCTCAACCGTGCAGGCATCGTGGTCATGCGCCTGAAACCCCACCGTGTCGGACTTGTAGACCGGCCCGCGAGACGCCAATAGGGCACAGAAGGCGCAGGGGTTTCTGCCCGTCACCCTGAACCAGCCCAGCGCCTCCTTGTCTGATGCGACCGACTGCAGAAGCGTGTCTCGGCCGCCGGCCAGGACATGGCGGGTCAGGCTTCCCGAGGTCTTGGTCAGGGCTGCGGCGCGCGCTTCCTCGGCCGTCCGGCCGGCCCTCAGCGAGTTCGCCACCGAGTCCTGACCGGTCACGAACAAGCTGGTGGTGACCATGTCCTCGTCGATCGGGTCCGCAAGTCGTGCGAGCGCCTGACCGGGCACTCCCTCGGCCTGCCTGAAGCTTTCGAAGTAGTTGCCCCCGGCACCCGCGGAGAGTCCGTGGTAGGCGCGGACGAGAACAATCGCCGCCACGACCATCTGTCGGAACGAGTCTTCGTCCCCTTCCCAGATCGGCCAGAGCTTCAGGTAGTCCGAGAGCGCCCGCGCGCGGATCTGGATCTGCGTAGCTCGGTGCTGTTCGGTGAGGACCCGGCCTGCGTCGGTCCGCGCCATCTATACACCTGCAGAAGTGGGCGAGCCGTTTCCTTGCCGATCGAGGATGGCGGTCAGTTCCGCAAAGGCATCGGGCTTTTCGGCCGCCCGCTTCCAGCGTTCGACATCCTGGCTCGTCACGCCGGGAATGCGCTCCCACAGTTCCTGCGGGGGCACGCCGAGCATCTGGGCCAGCTTGCCGAGTCCATCGACCGTGGCAGCAAAGGCGCGGGCTGAGGTGTCTCGCCAGACGACCTGAGCGTCGAGCTGCACGTCAATCACCGGGTCCGAGGCGCGCCCGATCAACCACATCGTCTGCTCGTGCGACTCCCCCATGCCGGTCTCCCGCTCACCGACCTTTCGATCCTTGCCCGCCTCGGCGGCCGCAAGTGCCTCCGCCGACATCTGGATCAGCGAGCCGGTGAGCTCGTGGACCGGCGTCTGCGACAACGTCGCCGCGTGGCGTAGGGAAGCCTCTCGGGATTCGATGAAGCCTTTGACCTCGGTCTGCTCGAACTCCCCGACCTTGATCTCGGTCGGGTCCTCGTCGAAGGTCCACACGCGAGCAGCTGAGGCCTTCAGCTTGTCGGCCTCAGATTCAGCGACCCAGCCGAGGATGTAGCGCTGGCGGAAGGCACCATAGTGCTTGGCGATTTCCAGGTCGAAGGTCGTCAGGTCGATCTGGTCCTGCAAGGGCATCAGCGGCGCGACCTGACCGCGGACGGGGAGGTCCGGCGCGCCGTTGTCAGGCTCGACTTCGTCTTCGTCGTCGAGGTCTTCTTCGTCGAGATAGCGGACGACGGGGGTGACTTCCAAGCCGTGCTCGAGGGTGTCGATGTGGGTGACTTCGAGACCGTCTTCACCCGAATGCCGAGGCGCCTTCTTGGTCATCTCGACGTAGTAGATGGCCTCCTCGTCATAGAGGCGCCAGAGGCCGTTCCCCAACCGCTCGATCGCCGAGATGGGCCAGTCCGGATCCTCGCCGTAGACCGCAGTCAGGGTCCTGGGAGAGCACCCGCGGATCACGGGGACCGGATCGCCGGGGATGACCACCGCGTAGGAGGTCCCGAAGGCGGTCGCGGCTCGATGGATCCCCGACTGCCGTTTGTCCATCCTGTTTTGCTGCCAGACCTTCCAGACATCGAGATCCTCGTCCTGGTCCTTGGCACGAAAGCCATCCACGAACAGCGACTGGACCATCGAGTTGACGACGATCGGCATGACGTTCACCCGCGAGCTCTTCGCCATGACCCAGACCTCGCTGGGCGCCGAGGTGGGGATTACGGCGGGAAGTTTCTGACGGCCTTTCCAGTAGCGGCGAACCGTGTCCAGCTGCTCGCGCTCGGCGACGTGGAAGCCGTAGAGAAGGCGCGCCTGCTCGGTGACCTGACCGGTATTCAGTGGCAACGCGACCTCCTAGATGAACACAGCTTTTCCGGAGCGCTTCTTCTTCCGCTTCCCACTTCCGAGCACCAGCCGCCGGACCATCCGGGCTCCGATCACGCAGACTGCGGCGTCGATTTTGCGAGGTGAGTCCTTCGACTCCTTGCCGATCGAGACCCAGGCTTTGTGCGGGCGCCGGCGGGCATTCCCGACATGGCGCGCGACCCGGGGATCGCCGTCATGGGTGAACTCGCCCTGAACGATCTCCGCTTCGCAAGCCTCGGCGGCTTTGGCGAACTCAGTCGAGTGCGAGCGCATGTCCCAGGCGATCGGCTGGGGCGGCTTACCCTGCGGAACTGCCCAGATGAGGAGGTCGTCTTTGTAGCGCTGTGGCCAGTCCGTCAGCGTGAACGACTCCCACTCCTTGACGTCCCCGAAGAACGCGAGGACGCTGTACCTCTCGAAGGTCTTCGTGACGACTCGATCGACATCGGCCGCATCGACCGTGTCGGCCTCGTCGTTCGGATCGGGCTCCCAGACACCCAGCGTGAAGACGTGGCCGGAGTCGACATCACAGCCGATCAGGGCGGTGGCATCTCGCGACTTCGATCCGTCGAAGAAGAGGACGATGTCAGCGCCCTCCTCGACCTCGACTTCGAGGTCGGTGCAGTTCTTCCAGGCCTCCGGCGCGACCCATGCGTCCTCGGCGGTCGTGGGCCAGTTCAGGTACTTCCGCTTGGACTCGTCGGGCTTGGCCTTTGGCGACCAGATCCGTTCGCGGATCGCGCCGACATTCACCCACGGACAATCGGCGTAGACGAATTCAAGGGCTGCGGTCAGCGACTCGCGGTCCGAGAGGTCGGTGTCCGGCGAGGCGATGACCGCGTCGTAGAGGATGCGTTGCTCGCCGCGGGTGCGGCCCTCCTCCTGCGCGAGCCAAGCATCCCAGGAAGACTCAGCCACCGAACCGATGCCCGGGACCCAGGCGTTCGAGGTCTCGACCATCCGAGAGCCCGACTTCGCGAGGTTGTCCTCAAGCGTTGCGGCCAGGTCGACCCCACCCTTCGCCGGAGTCCAGTGCTCGGTCTCGTCTCCGATGACCAAAGAGCCCTCACCACCCTCCGCCGCAGTCGGTGAAGAGGTGATGACCTCGAGCGTCCCCTCAGGAAGCTTGTAGTACTGGGTTTTGCCGACGTCGAGTTGGTAGACCTGCGCGAGTTCAGAGGTCTTTGGGGCGAAAGCCCGGACCATCCGCATCGTGTTCGCGGTCTGGGACTCTGCCGTCGCCGCGATCTGCACCAACGGCATGTCGACGGGCTTGCCGACGCAGCCACCGGGCCACCTCGGGTCGAAGTCCTTCAATCGGACGGGCCCACAGAACTCGGTGAGAGCGAGCGCCGCGGCGAACGGACTCTTGCCGCTTCCCTTGGAGAGCCGGCGGACGCCGTGATTGAACAGCCACTCCCCGGACTCGTCGACCGCGTACCACCAGAGCAGAAATCGAACCTGGCCGGGCGTGAAGCGAAACCGCTGTTTGGCTTTCGGGCCGTTCGGCTGAACGAGTCCGGCGAACTCCTTGAACTTGCCCTCGGCCCAACCGGCAGCCTGGTACCCGAGCGTGAGCTCGGGAACGCCGGGCGGGAGCGTCGCGAGGCGTTCAGCCGGCGGCGCGGGCTTTGAACTCATCGAGCGACGTGATCGTCGCCGCGTCCTCGTCCTCCTCGGCGGGTGGCGGAGTGCGGTCTATCTCCAACTTGCTGCGGCGGCGCTGCCCCTCCGTGATCATCAGGTCGGCCCAGCCGCTCATGAGCGTTTGGAGCATCATCGACGAGCGCTTGGAACTGCGCAGATAGAGGGACGTCTCGTGGGCGAGCCAGATCGCGTACTGCCAATCGGACGGCTCGAAGTACTGTGACTGGCCAGACTCAGGCAGCGCGTCGTAGAGTCCGCGGGCGAGTGGGTGCCACTCTGGATCCGCGGGCGGAGCCGCGACGGGAGTGCCGTCGAAAGGCACGCTCTCGGATTTTGAATCTTGGTTGCGGCGCCGCCGCTGATCGTCCCGTTTCGGGATGGGGCCTCGTTTGCCCATTGCGCCCTCCTGGGGCTCGGACCCCTCCAGGGGGTCGGATGGCCTAATTGGGACCGATTCTCAGAACGACTTCAAAACCCGTACAGGATCTGCGCCGCTATGCGACCGGTGTCCTGGCGTGGAGGAGATGCCCCCTCCCCCCAGGTCCGTCCATGTACCGATATACGCTCATGGGCTGTCACCAACACATTGAGAGGAGGTATCTGCATGAAGGTTGGCCCGTTCCACTCCAAGGTCACGCTGGACGTCCACCACGACGAGTCCACGTGCAAAGTCGGGAACAACATCGAGACCTATAACAAGGTCTCGGGCACCGGCAATCTGCCGAAGTGCCAGGAATGCACCCGCATCAGCGGGTGAGGTAGAGGCAGGGGCGGCGCGACATCCACGTTGCGCCGCCGCTCTGCCTGTTCAGATCACGCCAGGGTGCGGCTGTGTCGGTCGCTTCCTCGGAGGCTGATGAGCCTTGGTTCGGCGGTTGCAGAAGGCGTGCTCAGCGCCGCGGTAGACGGAGCGGTCGCGATCGTCGTGGCCTAGATCCCATTCGGATCCCGGTGCGATCCACGCCTGCTCTCTCGTCTTGCCTTCCTCGAGGCAGCGCCAGCAGTAGGCCTGTCCTGCTTCTACTTCTCTCTTGACCTTGTGGCGTAGGCGTCGGTGTCTGGCGTCATAGCCGCGTTCAGCTGGGCTTGGCCGTGCCACCTACTGACGGAATGCGCGCCCTGCGCCATGGCTGAAGGCGCCTTTGAAAGGGGTGATGCGAGCAACGGCGCGCTCGACCGCCTGCTCAAACTCGTCGCCGTCGAAGCCGGTGAAGTGGGGCCGCACCTCGATGTAGGCCGTGCCTACCTTGACGCCCTGCGCCTTGGGTTCGGTAGGACAGCCGTCGCAACGATTCGACGGGCAGTCGTCGCATCGGTCGTCGCCGGTCCACTCGTCGTCGCCCTCGGGCTTGCGGTCGGAGAAGGCGATCTTGTCGGCCGGGATGGAGATGGTGAGGGCTGACATCTCGCCACGCTTGGCGGTCGCGGTCACACCGTCCAGCACGTAGCAGGGAAGCTCGGTGCCGTCGATGGTGATCGTGTAGGCGCCAGGCGCTCCGTTGACTTCGATCAGCTTGGCTAGCTCAGGCATCAGTTCCTTTCGTCAGTCCCGCATCGCATCCAGCGCCCGCTCCGTGATCCCTATTGCCACGGTGTTTAGTCCTCGTCCTCTTCGTCGCAGTCGACGGTGCACTCGCGAAGCTGGGTAGCAGCGCTGTCAGCTGAGGCCTGGAGCATCCCGAGTGCGGTCCACATGGTCGGCGTGTCGGTGCCGTCCACTCCCCCTCCTGCTCGGTGGGCGAGGTAGCGGGTGTCGTCCGGGCCAACCACGTCCATGGTGAGCGTCCAGCCGACGCAGATCTCGCCCTCGTCCAAGTAGCTGGAGAGAGCCGAGTGGACGTCGAGTTGTGCCTGCTCGACGTCGCTCACAGCTTCCCCACCATCCACCCGATCCCGAAGCAGGCGATGGGTATGAGGTAGAGGGCCAGTAGTTCTCTTCGGTCTGAGTGGTTCAAGCTGGACACTCCAGCAGACGACGTGCTGCCTCGATGCGGTGAGGACGGTGTTCGTCGTCGAAGCGTCCTGCCAGCTGAGAGCAGTGCGGATCCGCGAGCGAAAGGGAGGGTGCCGCGCCGCACGGGCACTCGTTGAAGAGCGGACGGCCTGCTGGTCTTGGGCGTAGTGGGTCGGGCATCGATGCTGAGCCTCCGAGAAGTCATCGCGCTACGCAGAGAACCGCGTGCCTCTGGAGCACGAAGCCAGGGGCTCACCCCGATTGCTCGGGCGGGGATCGGGGAAGTTCCGGGCCAAGGACTTGAACCGGTACCGACGCCTACGGTCCCGCCGGTGCTGCCGGCTACACCAGCCCGGAGTGAAGAAGGTCCCGCCGCGTGCTGCGCCTCTGGCCGCGACGGGGATGTATGTGGCCCGGGCGCCTGAGAGGCGCGACTGGTTGGCCCGGGTGATCTCGCCTCACATATGTGTGGTGGCCGTCGCCGTCGCGGGGCCGTGTGGGAGGCCCTGACCGTCGTCAGGGGATTCCGCCAGGTTGACGCTGAGCCGCGAGGTTACGGCTGGTCGGCGGTGGGAGGAAGGTCGATTGCCCGTCGAAGGCGCACGTGTGGAGTTGGCGCTTGCACTAGTGGCCGCTCCTGAGCGCGAAGCTGGATACGGTCACTGACGGGCTGCGGTGCAGTGTAGGTGGATCAGCGGCGGAAGGTCAAGCTGGATCGCCAGCAGCCATGCAGTCGTGCGACTGATCGTCGAAGTCGTAGCCGTGGACGCAGTGCTCCGAGAAGAGCGCCATGAAGTAGTCGTCGTGCTCATCGGGGCCTAGCTCGTATTCGCGGCGGAGGGCGTCCCGGACCCGCTCGCCTTCAGGCGTCAGCCACTGCCCGCCGATGCCTCTCCCGTGCTCGAACCAGCCTTCGCGGGCCGGTCGCTTTTCGGTGATGTGGTCGAGCGCGTAGAGCAGGACGTATTGCAGTCCGTCGTCGGGAACCAGCTTCTCGAACTTCTCCCGGCCCTGGTAGAGCGGGTGCATGTCGAGGATGTCGAGCAGAGTCTTCGCGGCATCTTCCGGGTTGCCGCAGCCGCAGAACCAGTCGAGCGCCACGCGCAGTTCGGGTCGGGTCATCTGGTCGGCCATGGCGGCGATCCTACGCCGCCTTCTCTTCGCGGTCGAGTCGTCTCAGCCGTTCGATCCGGTCGTTCAGCTGGGTACCGACGCGCCTGAGGTTCCAGCAGATCTCCGAGCAGCCGGGACTGCCTTCCAGCTTCTTGAGGTTCGACATCAGCTGCTCGCGGCTGTGCCGGAGGGACTTGATCTCCTCGGCCCTCGTCGTCTTGCTCATGGCGGTCGCCTCCTTCCTGGTGATCGGCTCGGGCTCATATTCGGTGGCCCCGTCTTTCTTGCCCATGGGGTCGAGCGTGTTCAGGGTCGAGATGTCACTCGGCTCCACCCGCTGCCTTGATTTCGACCTGATGCGGTCGGTGCGACGGTCGATGACGTTGTAGCGGAGCAGGTAGTGGGTGACCGTTTCGTGGAAGCCGAGAACGATGATCGCGACCTGTGACGTGACTTCGACGACTTCCCCCTCGCTGAGGTCGGGCTTCTCGGCCTTCGGGAAGCTGATCACCGGGTAGCTCTCGCCGTGGAGTAGCTGCTTGCGCTTCTCGTCGTCGAGGACGAAGGGTGGCTCGAGCGGCTTGTGGGCGAAGTGACCGGCGTCGGTGGTCGCTACGCCGGTCGCCGGCTTGAACGGCTCGCCGCGGTAGACCGTGACGGCGTTCTTCTCGCGCTCGCGCTCCTCGGCTGCGACCACTTCCTCGTGGGTGCGCCGGCGGCGCTTGGTGACCACCGCTGGCCCGTATCCGTTCTGCCGCCTCAAGCCTCGCCACCTCCATAGGCGTTCCGCATGAACTCCGACACGTAGGTGAGCGACAGCTGGAGGGCCTGGTCAGCCTTGAAACCCTGCGCGATCAGGGACGAGTAGAAGGACCAGACCAGCCCGGCGAACTCCTTCATGCCCTCCATGGCCTGGTCTGCCTCTGCTCGTAGGCGTGCCATGTCGTCTGCTGCGCTCATACGGGGACTCCTGCTTTGGTGCGCCGCTCGGCGACCTCGCTGCCTTTGATCTCCTCCTTGGCCTTCGCCTTGCGCTCACGGAGATGTGACCCGAAGTTTTCCTCTGCCTCTCGGAGACGGTCGAACGCTGCGTTGGCACGCTCTGCGGCCTTACGCGATGCCTCCTGGGCGTCTTCCAACTCAAGCTCCGCCTCTGCAAGCTGGCGAAGCAAGTACTTGGTGGCGCTCATGGCGCTCCTTCCGTTAGCTGGTCATCGGTTTGCTCCGAAGGAGGTCGACAGCAGCCGTCACAGCCGTGGGTGGCTTCGACGCTCGCCACGGTGCTGCCGCGAAGCTCTCGGGTGTAGGCGATGTGGTCCGGGTCCGGGTGTCCGACGCCGTGAGGGCAGATCCGCTCCATCAGCTTGCGGTCGTCTCGCCAGTGCAGTGGCCAGTCCTTCATGTGGTGGTCGGAGGGCGAGTGGATCGGGCAGGAGCCCGAGCAGTCCTCCCGGTCGTGGACGTTGCCCAGCATCTGGTGGGCGTGGCCGATCATCACGGTCTCGCTCATGCCGCGTCCCTCCGTTCCCGTTCCAACCGCCGCTCACAGACGTTGCAGAGCGGCCCCGGGTTGAAGTGGTTCAGTACCTGGATGCACGACTGGTCCTCGCAGACCCTCCCGTAGCCGTAGCCCTCGTCTGCCTTCTTCCTCGGTGAGGAATCGAGACGCGTCCTCATGGCTCCGGTCTGGAGTACCTTCAGCTGAGTGGCGTTCGGAGGGGTCAAGCTGGACGCTCCGCTAGCTGAGCCTGCTCAGGTACGTGCTGCGCAAGGAAGCCGCCAGGGTCGGCGCTGAACTGAGGCGCAGCGCCCGCGGCCCAGCGACGACGCACGACCGGCTGAGGGGTCTCGACCTCTTCGCCTAGCCGCTTGTCGAAGTACCGGACCTTCTCTTCGACGGTGATCCGGTGGAGACACTGACCGTGAAGGAATCGCGGATCCTCAGCGTCGAGATCGACGCCCTCGGCCTGAAGGCGCTCACGCCGTTCTGGGGTGCCCTGGCCGTGAAGAGACTTGGCCGAGAACCGATCCTCCGCCAGCATCGAGATGGCGTTGCGCTGAGCGTCCCGCTGGCGCCAGAGCAGGTAGTTCATCGCCTCCGTCTGCGAGGGGAGCGCGAAGACCCGGGCATCGAAGGCGGCGGGCGGGCGGTCCCAAAAGGCGCGAGCGAAATGAGCGGTCGCGATCGACGCCGAGACCGAGCAGATCTTCTGGACGCTGCCGCCGAACCAACGCTGGGTATCCAGCTTGGCGAAGTCCTGGAAGACGATGCTGATCTCGTCCGACTGCGTGTAGCCGATGACGCTTCCGGAGACCTCTTCGCAGAGCGCCTGCGTGGTCGCCGCCATCGCGTCCATCAGACGACGGCTGTAGGGGCGCGGCAGTCCTCGGGTCCACGTGTGGAAGGCGCGGCCGTCGATGCGGATCGCGGCGAGCGACCGCTTCGGCAACTCCAGGCGCGCCTCAGCCTCGTAGCCCTTCATGCGCTCGCCGAGCGGATCGTTCCGGCCGCTCACAGCTCCACGCTCCTCCGCTTACCGACCGTCAGGGTCTTGCCGCGAAGCTGGTCCCTGTCGTAGTCCAAGCTGAGGGCCTCGGCGCCGTCGATCGTCACGCCCCCGGTGGCCTGCAACCTCCGAGCCTCCGACGTGGAGATGCCGAACTCGCGGGCGATCAGATGCGGAAGATGAACCTGCGCGTCATCGTCGCCGAGCGGTCGGTAGTCGGTGCAGCCACAGCCGAAGACCGTGCAGGGATGCTTGCCGGGATGGCCCAGTAGCTCGCCCTCCGCGTGACGGACCATCGGGTGCTCGCAGCCGCACTCGGAGTTCATGCCGCAGCCTTCGCTTCACGTCGCGGATCTTCAAGCCGACAGGGAGCGTCGACCTGCACCACGTCGAAGTCGAAACGATCGAACAGCTGGGGCCACGTCTCGCGAGCGCGGGCAAGCAGGTCATCGAAGCTGGTCGTTTCCTCAACCAGAAACGTGCTGTTGGAGTTGCCCCGAGAGTCCCCTGATCGGTCCCAGAAGCTGAGGGCCGTCCAGCCGTCCGCTTGGTGCAGGAGCGCCCACCCTTGCTTCATCTCCCGGCTGTGACGACTCGGGCTGCTGCAAGGGGCGAGACTGGAGTCGATGGCTTTGCCCCACGGCGTGAGGTCGATGGCGGTCCACGGCAGAGACTGGAGCCGTCCGTCCACCATCCGGTAGAGGTGATGCCCAGCTTCGCGGTGGCCGTACGCCCCTCGCAGGCAGCCGAAGTACGCGACTTCCTTCACTGCGCCGACCCCTCATAAGCCCCGACCCGTCCGGCCGGCGCTGCATCAGGCCACCGCTTACCGCACCCATATCCGTCCTTGCAGACCAACAGCTTGATCCCGTCTCCAGTAGAGCCTTCGATCAGACCTTCCTTGGAGTCGCACCACTCGCAGATGCGACGTTCGACGGAGGCGGTCAAGCTGGAACCTCCTCAGCGGCGAGAGCGGCGTTGACCCAGTCGTAGAACTCGCGGCTGGACACTCCCCAGGAGCCGTGCTGCGCCTCCTCGATGGCTTCGAGCAGCGGCGGTAGGGACGTTCGACGCGTCCGCGCCACGCGATCCTCGGCGGCCTGAAGCCAGCCGTCGAACGTCTCTTCGTCGATCAGATAGGCGGGCATCCCCGTGGCGCGTTCCGCCAACTCGCGCGCGACGAACTCGACCACCCGTTTTCGCTGCTGTTCAGCTTCCTCGCAGCTGTGGTTCTTGAGGGAGAAGGTCATGCGGCGACCTCAACCAGATGGATGAGCGACTCACGGCCCTCTATGTAGCCGTGGCGACGGCCGAGGTCGTAGCCAATCTGATCCTTGTCGATTTCGGCCCGATGCCACGCGCCCCCGCACGCAGCAGCAAGCTCCTCGGCTGGCTCAAACCACTCGCCGGAGAGCCGTAGGTGGCGGAACCGATTGTGCAGAGCGGTCTCGAAATTGCCCTCTACTACGAGGAGCACGCGGAGCCGGTAGGGGCTGGCGCATTGCAGATCCTTGACCCGCGCAGCCAGCCGTCCCCAAGTCGTGCGTCCGATCTTGATCGGACCTCCGGTGGCCGGCTGGATGAAGTACGTGATCGGCGCGTCCGTCTGCGGGTACGGCGCTCTTGGTCTCCAATGCAGTGCGACTGGGTCAGGGGTGATCTTGGCCAGCACCCGGCCCATCCCGAGATCAAGCAGGACTACTGGCTCGTCGGGGACTGGCGACACGGTCTTATGCCACCCCCCGACCAAGCTGAAGCGAAATAGCGCTAACGCAACGCCAGTTGCCATGCCTCCCAGCTATAACGCTGGACGAAGCCGAAACGGCCGGCGTTCGCGTCGATCCAGCCGTAGGCGGATTCGGGGCCGAGGTCCAGCTCGGTCGCGCAGCGATGCAGCGAGGCGCCCGG